CGCCGGCATCATCACCCAGGAAGGTATGAACGCCGCGGCAACGTATGCCCAACAGACCGGCAAGACGCGCAAGGCCCGGACCCTTGGTTATCTCAAGGGCTGGAACCCGGCTGGCATGGTCCGCAACACCGAACGCATCGCCAGCCTCTTTGATTACGTCCTGGCTAACCCGGACAAGGCAGACGACAAAGCGGTTCAGGACGAAGCCCGCAAGCTGTTCAATGCTGACTATATTCCCTTCCTCAAAATCTTCGAGGCTTTTGGGATGACAGGCGGGCTCTACAAGCATCAGGACCGCAGTCTTCAGACGGCGAGCGCCGGTAAGATGCAGTACCGCAGCAGCAAGCACCGCTTCGAGATTGACGCTCAGGGCAAGGGTCAATTCGTCAAGGGGAGCATGGAGCTGCAGAAGGGTCTTCCGGCGATGCGCAAGTCGGTCAAGAAGATCTTCGAACAGACCTTGGAAGAAGAACCGAATGCTAAGATCTTTGCCTTCTTCAAGGCGGGCGAGCTCTCCATCCTTGAAGGAACGTCGGCCTGGCTGATGGAATACTTCATCCCGCGCATGAAGATGGCGATGTTCGCCCGCGAGTACCTGATGAACATCACCCGCCACGAAGCGGCCATTGTTCAAGGGACCATGAGCAAACAGCAGGTCGCCATTTCGACCATGCTCTTCATTGAGAGCAAAGCTGGTGAGCAGAACTGGCAGAACATGTGGCTGGAGCCGACGATGAAGACGGCGCTGCAGATGGCGTTCCGGTCCTTCACCTGGATCTTTGGTGACGTCTCAGCCATGAGCAAGTCCGGCGAGGAGATGATCAAGTGGGGCTGGGTCAATGTCGTCCGTGGTAACGCCCTCAACGAGAATCGCTATAAGCTGACCGAGAAGGGGTGGTGGGCAATCAACTCCATGGTCGGGCATCTCATGGTTCGGGCCGCTCTTGGCACTCTCTTCTATCTCTCAGTGGCTGGTGGGGATGACGACGAGTATGTGCCCGACGATCCCAATACGCCATGGTTGACGACCGCCCTCTTCCCCCGGATGAATAAACATGATCCTTACGACCGGCTGCAGTTCGGTTCGTACATCACGGAGATGTATAAATATTCGTCACACCTGGGAGCCTTCGGGAATGAAGCCGACGTCAAGAAGTTGATCAGCGGTCGCTACTCGGATCTACTCAGCCAGGGCTACGAAGCTTTCGTCAAGGGCTCCGACTGGCAAGGGGTAGAGATTGTCTCGGAGAACGACAAGCCCGGGATCGCCTTTGGCAAGAAGCTCTTTCACACCCTGGCCGTTACCCCGATCTCTCTCGGATCGATTTATGACGACTACAAGGCGAAGGGATTCAGTGCCGAGCGGACGGCTCTTTCCTTTGCCGGCTTGACCAGCGCGCCCGCCACGTCCAAGCGGTCGCCGGCCACGAACAAAGCCTATGCCATTGCCCGTAGCGCCAGCGACGAATACACGATCACCGAGGAGAAGGCCGAACAGAGGCTCGACCTCAAGCGGGCAATGTTCGCCGTGCAGCAGGGTAACACTGCCATGGTCGACAAGCTGATTACAACCGGGGCCGTCTCTCCCGAACAGTACCGCAAAGCCCTGACCAAGATCCCGCTGATCAATGGCAAGCCCAACCTGCAATACCAGAACCCGCTGCAGCAGGTCCTCCGCCGCCTGACGATTGAACAAGCCTTGGAGGTCTGGGAAGAAATGAATGAGACCGAGAAGAAGCAGATGCGGGGCGCCATTGAGGCCAAGTACATCAACTCGGCCAACCGCAAGAACATGAGTGACAATGTGCGGAAAGAGGTTCATAAGAAGATGAAGAAGTACGGCATTCTCTAAGCCGGGACACAGAGCTGAAAAAAATACCCAGGCGCCCGCAAAGGGAACCTGGGTATTTCAGTTTCAACCAACCGCACGACCGGACAAGCCGGTCAGCGGGCGGGCCGTTATGGCGCGTCTACGCACGCGGTCAGGACACACCCGGACGCATCCAGATTGCCGTCATAGTGAAGCTCTACATCCTCGGCGGACCATACCGGGTCTCTTGCGCCTATGTCGAGTTGTAGTGTCACAACGATCTCTTCCGGGCTCTCCCCGCATTCTCTGGCACGTTCAATTGCCGAGTCCACAGCCTCTTTCAGCTCTTTCAAGTTCATAATTTCGTCTCCGTTGGAGGGTGCGCCATAACCAGAAAAATACACTCTGGCTGCGCTGCGCTTGCAGGTGATTTACTAGCCGTTAGTTTGCTTCCAACATGTCCAACTCGATATGCTGGAGTGCGCCCATGATGACTGCCGCCTGATCTACGAGGTCGCGCCGGTCGCTGAACGTCATGTCGTCACGAAATTTACCGCTGAAACAGAGGGTATATTTATCCTGCTCAACCGGGGCCATAGTCCCGTCATGCCGTCCACAGCAAAAAAAACTCTGTTCGCCCTTGACCATCTCGGATTGTATTTGCCCGTATGGTTGGCACGTAGTTAGATTCCTCAAGCATTTTTCAGGGTATTTCAACATTTGATGTCCTTTCCGGCACCGCAAACTAACCAGTGCTCGGAAGCCGCCCGGTGAGGCCTGGCGGTCCACCGCCCATGCCGTTATCGGTCTACTTCTCTCCCGGCAGCTTCTCATAATCCGACTTTCTGAGATCGGATAGCGCCCTTGTCAAATCCATACTCGCACGCTTGATTGCTCCGGTTTCTCTCGGGTATGAATAGGTGTAACTATCAGGCTTCTTCTCTCCGAATTGGCCTTCAAGATTGCTGATTGTAACTTGCAGCCGCTTCATTTCGGCCTTCACTTTTTCGAGTCTGATACGTTTCACAAATCCTCCTTGCTGGCTACCGGAATCCGATAACCAGCGCTGTGCAGCAGGCCGGAAAAGCCCGGCTGCTGACGCTTGATCGTTATGCCCCGCCGGGAAAACATTCGTCCCCGACACAAATTACCTTGGTGTAGTCGTACTGTTTCAATACCGGGAGATTGACCGGATCGTTTACCTGCAACCTCGACACTTCGCGCTCCAACCTGCGAATCTCGGCCCATATCTCTACGGGCGTAGCAACCCTTCCGTCGTCGTGGCGGATAGCTACGCAAACGGGGTCGTCTCTACCCAGATGTTTGTTGCATGGCGACAGATGTAGCATTTTACCTCCTGTCTGGCATAACCAGCGGGTACACGGGATCGCTACGCTCACCCGTGACCCTTGTCGTTATGTATAAAATTAATCGTCGTAATTCCACCAAGCATCTTTGATCCCAAATTCCACCGATATACCGTCTTCAGATAGAGTAACATCATGTCCGTACTGGTTTTTCGCCTCTCTGTTACCCCTACAATCCGGTTCATCCTGAAACCCGCCTGTCAACCGTTCAATTTCAGCTTTATCGGCCTCAGTTTCGGGGGTAATAATTAGAGTTCCATCGTCAAAAGATAATTTCATGTAGCACCTCCGAGATTTATGGGCATCAGTGCTTCACTCACCCGTGACCATTGTCGTTAAAGATTCTTTCTTCGGCCGTATTCCGCAAGCAAAATTGCCTCGGCTACCCCGTCATGAGGATTACGACATCGCGGCTGAACCAACGTCGCCTTCGGGAAAAGATTTTCGCAAACAATAATGCTTGCCCCTTTTCCTTTGTCGGTCCCGGCCAGGATTGCCTTTTTCCATGCCTGCGGGGTTGGCTCAATAATCACAAAGTCGAGAGCCGTGCAAATACCGAGGATGATCCCACACCCCTTGCCGAACTTGAATGTACTGGCGACCCCCTGTTTCGGCATGGAGTGGACAAGTTCGACGACAACCGTAATATTTTTGTAAGTCATTCCAGCCGCGCGGAGAAAGTCGGATATCCCCCTGCGTGTTTCCGGCATGGGAATGTGCTCAAGAAGAAGACCGTCTTCCGTCAGAACAGCGAGCCCGCCCTTTTGTCCGGGGTCTATCCCAATATATGCTTTCATTTTCCCTCCTGGTAGGAAAGACCCTGATGTAAGAAGTGGGCGAGCAGATCAACAAACTTCTCGTTCTCCCTCAGCTCGTGCTCACCCATGAAGAAAAGGGCGAAATGGATTGTCTCGTGCCAAAGCGATTCTTCCTGCAGCGTCGGATGGATGTCGCCGGCAAGCAGAATGCGCAGGTTGGGGTAGTCGCTGTAGCCGCCCAGTTGTTTGTCAGCGAAGAGGGTGGGCATGATCAGCACTTCGATCTTCAGACCGGCAAGAGAGATGTTTTTGGGTATTGTCATTGGATTCCTTTTTATCGAGATAAATAAAAGCGGACGCTTAAATTCTTCGAAAAGCCTTCTGCTCTCTTCTTTACGACTTTTGACATAAACATCTTTGAACCACTTATTAAAGCTTTCTTGCTCTGCGCGGTCTATCTTTGCGAGTCTTTTTTGCCAAGCATAAGGCCACCAGAAGAATCCCAATATTTTATCGAGCATTACACGGCCCCCTTATTTTTCCAGTTCAAGCCTCTGCTGCCGCTCGTGCTCCGGGATAATGTCGTGGTCGACTTCTTCCCCGGTGTCCTGGCGGAAGAGAGTGCGAGTGCCGGCGGCCCAGTTGTAATCCCACTGGCACTCGACGCTGCGCTGCTCTTCTCCGCTGTCGACGATCTTAGAGAGGCATTCGGCCCGCTCGGAGTAAGGCTTGATGGCGGCGTTGATTTCCTTGCGCTTCTCTTCGAGCTTGCCCTTCTCGACCAGGCAGGCCGCCAACTCCTTTCCGTAGGCTTCTGACTCTCTTAGGGTGATCTTGACTGGCAGGTAGCGTGTGGCGGTTTGCATTGTTGTTCCTCCTTGGTTGGGGTTAAAATAGACAAGGTTCGAGGTCGGCAGCCAGAGGCTTTCCTTCGGCAGCCGAGAGGCGACGGTTCTGGGCACAGACTTCGGAAACGTCGCAATGCTCCGCGCAGCGGGTGCGACCAGACCACCGTTCGACAATCTCGTACTCGGTGTGCGATAGGCCCTTCTCGTTGAAGATGGCGGTCGCCTCGGCCATGGTATCGGCCTTGCGGTAGGCACGATCCCGACTACCTCGCTTGTAGATCGCCACGTCCATCAACCGCTGCCACATTTCTTTCTTGCTGCAGGGTGGCAGCTCTTCGTCTGAGAGGTGTTCGCAGTTGAGGATAGCCTGCACCCTTGCCTTAACGTACATCTCCTGCTCAGCGAAGCTCCAGAGCCTCAGGGGGACCTTGATGATCGAGGCGGGCGGGTAGTTCTGTGGATCCTTGGCGAGCTCGCTCTTCTTCCAGTCTCCGATGAAGGCCCAGACATTCAACCTCTCGACGGTCTTTCCTTTGAGTCGAAGAAGGTAGGCATATGTGTTTTGGCCGGCTTCCCAATCCTCGTAACCCTCTTTTTTCCCCAACAGAATCTTGTAGACCATACAGTTTTTGTAGTCCCGGATCTCGGGCTCTTCGAAGCAATCCAGCTTTCCAGAGACCACACGACCGAGGACGTCTGCGTAGATACGCTCCTCAACCACAGAGTTCATGGTTGGGTGCCAGCTATCTTCGAGGATCTGATGACTGACGCTGCCGCGGAACTGCCAGTATTTGTCGATGACGTCGAAGGTCTTAAGCTTGTCGGGGTGCCGGCGCTTGAGCACGGTCATTTGGGTTGGAGCGGTCAGAGTCGAGGCGGATTCGTCGAAACTTTCTTCGTCTGTGTTGGTATATCGGTCCTTCAAAATTGCTCGACAGATTTCCGGAGGTAAGGAATGTTTGTTTGTATAGCGCCGGCCGCCTACTTCAAATATGCCGGTGTAATCGATTGCTGCTTCCGTCATGGTTTTCTCCCTAGAAGAGTTGGTCGGCCAGTTGGCCGTGAAAGTGGTTCTCTGTTTTTGAACAGGCGCATCCACCGATCAGGTCAGCCAGTCGATAGCTGACGTGCGGGCCGTCAAAGGTAAACCCCCTCTTGCCCTTGTTGCAGTTGTCGTTCAGTGCCATCCAGTCGAGCTTGTCCGGATGGGTGAAGGACATCTTGTTGGCGACCAGGTATTCGGTGATGGATCCCGGGCGGCCGTCTCTTTTTCTTGACCGCCTCCAGAGTCCTTCGATCTTCCGGTTGTAGGGTTCGGCCACCACTTCCACCCGCACGATGCGGCCGAGCTCGTCTTCTGAGAGATCGTCCAGTTCGTGCGGCTTCATGTTTGGGCAGAAGATGCAGCTCGACTTGGGCGGGACCGGCAAACTGGCTTCGACAATGCGGGCTTTGCACTCTTCCCGATCCCATCCCCAGTCCTGTAGAGGGTAGACGTTGTCGCAGCCCTGAGTGGCATGGGCTTTGTCGCCGGCCCGCAGTTGGCGGTATTCCTCCCCCGCCTCGAAGCCGATCGCTTTGATGATGTGACCGCGAATGTTTTCCTTCTCCCACCGTCTCTGCGGCTGAATCTTCCACTTGTCCGTGCAGCTGCCGCGATTGAACGTGGCCCCCGGAAGAGTGGCGTTCATCACCATGTTCCCTTCGATAGTCGTGTAGGGGCTATACTTCGGGATGTATTTGACCACGGTGACCGGCGGGAAGTGATGCTTGGCCAAGTACTCTTGTATGATTGGAAGGTAATTGTAGGTTGACTGCTTCTCTGCCCCGACGTCCGCGAAGAGAATGAAATCCGGGCGGATCCCCCTGGCTACGTAGCCGGCAATGATAGCGGTCGAGTCAACCCCGAGCCCATAGGCCAGTCCGAGGATCGACTTCTGATTGGTCTCAAACAGGTCAATCTGGCTCATCTCTTGGCTCCTGGAGGGTGGGGTAGGAAAGACGTTGTGGCTGGTAGGCGGGCTTGAGTGGTGGGGCTGTCCTGGTATCGCAGTCACCGCAGCATTCCTGCTGGTTGCACATGCGAGCCCCAGTCTTGGGGCAGATACGGCACATGATGTATTCCTTTCTTCGGCTATTTGTCCAGCGGGATCTCTCCTGTGTAGAGATTGTGGTACTCCTTCTCCAGATCGACCGCGGCTGCATTCAAGACGTCAATGAAGACATCCTGGTTGAGAACTAGGTACTTTTTGGAGAGCGTCTGCATCTGTGTATGGATCTCCGCCTTGGTGTCGGCCTGATAGCTGGCGAGCTGCTGAACGCAGACATCACCTCGGCTGTTGGCGGTTTCGAGGACTCCTCTGTGAATGCGCATAGAAATGCCTGCGCCGACGACGAAGCCAACGAACAGGCCGACAATGAAGGCTGTGGATAGGTGTTTTGATACGATCATTTGTCCTCCATCTTGGCGCGGATAGCGGCGGCAATACATTTATGGTCTGTGCAATAAACCGGCCCTTCGTCTGCCCCAATGTCAGCAATCACCGCCGCTTCCCTAAGTCCTCCAAGACGACCGGCGTTGAAGCAGTTCCTACGCACCTCCGTTTGATGCCCGTCGAGAAGCAGGGCGTATTCGTTACTATAGTGTAGTTTTCCGTACTCTTTGGCGAACTTTTCAAACATCATCTCTACCTCCCGCGCCATAACCATGACGCTGCAATTAGGTTAATTTTCTTCGTCCTTCCATCCAAGAAAGCGGGCGAGGAGTTCGGTCATTTCTTCGGCTCCCAATGTGTCGGGTTAATTGGTAGACCGATCATTTCATTGAGGCAGTCGCAGCACGGCGAGTTCGGCGCGGAGCGCCTTTAACTCTTCCCGGTAGTTTTCAACCGCCAGCAATTCGCTGGCAAGGTTTTCATACTCCTCGGTCATGGCGGCGAGAGCGGATTCGGCGGCTTCGGCACGAGCAAGGCAATTCGCGGCGGTCGTTGACATTCTCGCGTTATCATCTTCCAGCCGCTCAATCTCCTCCTGCGCCGCGCTGAGTTGCGCGGTGAGGGATTCGGTGAGTTTAGCGGCGAAGCCCTTCAGGTATGAGGAAGACGATCCTCCGATTAGTACCTCGGGGATGTATTGGTGAATCCCAGATTCGTATACAGCCTTCATAATCTGTTCTTCCGTTGGCCTCATCTCTATTCCTCCATCTTGGCGCGGATAGCGGTTTTATGTATCGCAACGACATCGACCTCTTGCCCGATGTAGGGCGTCAGAGCGAACGATACCAATTCTAGTCGTCCTTCTCCACCAACCTTTTTCTGTACCGGCTGAGAGAATATCCTGATGGCGTTATTTGGTTCTCCTTCTGCCGCCTCCCTGAGTCCTTCGAGACGGCCAGCGGTGAAGGCGCGCTTCGCAATCTCCCGGCCTCCCGGCCACGGTCGGTTGTCTGACTCGGGGCGGGAAAATGGCCACCACTCGGCGAATGTCATGGCTTGTTCTCCTGTTCTTTAAGCGTCCAGACGCGGACGAAGCGGCCGTGGTTGCTCTTCCAGGTTGAGGCTTGGGTACGAAGCACGATCCATTCGTCCTTGGAAAAGATTGCTCTTTAATAAAGGGCTGAATAAATGACAGCACGTTCATCGCTATAGCCGCGTTTTATTCTGTCATAGATTCTGTCTCTCTTAATTCCGTAATGTTCCGCCCATTGAGTTATATTTTTTGTTACGCCCTCAATTGTAATTAAGTGGCATTGTCGGCTATTGTTACCTTGTTCTTTTTTTGTAGACCACTTAACATTTTCCGGCTCATAGTTTCCGTCGTTTTTAATGCGGTCAACTGAATGATCTCTTGATGGACGCTGACCAATATCTTTTTTGAATGCTAGGAAATCGTTCTTCCATTTATCGCAAACGACAATTCCCCTTCCGCCATAATTATTATAGTGCACGTGATTCTTATTATAGCAACGCTCTAACATTTTCGACCATAAACGGAAAAGGTTTGTCTTTGTTTCGTTGTGCTTTACCCTGTTACAACCACAGGATTTTGAAAGCCCGCGGGTAAGCGAGCTTTTGTATATATCTTTGACGACACCGCAATCGCATTTGCACGTAAGGTGATGTTTCTTTGTGCTAATCCCGATGACTAAGAGTTTTCCATATTTATTTCCTATCATCTTCTTGCTCCCGGAGAAGAAGTTCGAGGCGGGCGAGGCTATTCCAGACCTCATGAGAGAGATGTAGGAGCCCACTGTCCTGAGCATGGGTCTCTCCCTTACAGATGTCCAGCTCGTGTCTCATTTGGGCGTCTGCGTAGCGGAGCTGCCCGTTGGGGATGGTGTGCCAGGTATCCCATCCGTGCTTCGTGGCGCCGAACTCGGAGACTCTGGCGACTTGCTCCAGGGCTCTAGGAAAGTAGCGCAGGACAGAGTGGATGTGGGCCTTGCCGTTGTCATGTTTGGCGCCAGGGTCGACAAGGAAAGATTTCCATGGATACAGTTTGGCGTCCTCTTCTTGGTCGCTCATTTGTTCCTCGCTGCAAGATAGTGGTAGGAGGGCTCAGAAGGCTTCCAGATGCGGCCGTCCGCTCCCTTGTAGTAAGGACGCGGGCAGCCCTTGCGATTGCCTCCACAACAGTCCTGGGCGTACTGCTTGGGGTTGAAGAGATGACGGAGGCCTTCGGCGTGGACGATCTGGGTGAGGGTGGAATGATTGGTGCCAATAACGAGGGCGGTCGCCCTGATGCTCATGCCAAGGCCGGCATAATATGTGATCTCTTCTTTGAGGGTCATATTGGCAACGTTTCGATCTCGTCGGCGGCCCAACGAAGGTAGTCCGCGTACTCTTCCTTCGACCGCCACCTGGTCATATTGTCGAGAGAAACGACGAGGAAGCGGCGGCTGCCTGACATTTCGACCGTGACGGCGAGAGACTGGTAAGTTTCAGCTTTGTTGCCGCGGTCTGCGGTGAAGCGTTGCTCGGTGAGTTTCATGGTTTCAACTTTCTCATGGAGCGGACAAGCCGCTCATGCTTTAGTTATCCTTCTATTTGCCTCGGAACATATCACCCACAATTTTAAACGCTTGTTCCAGCCGCTGCATTGCTTGTTCGGCCTGTAATCGCTTGCGTTCAGCCTTGGCTACCCTTCGTTTTTCCACATTTTCAGGCTTCCAGTATGTGGCGTGGCGTTTATCCTGGATTGCCTTTTTCTTGGTTGCAATAGATTCCTGAATCGTTGCCTCTTTTTCATAATCAACCATCCGCCGCGCCTGGTTGCCCTCTTCACAAACAGTGCAAAGAGCATAGTCCAGTTGGTTGTGATATGTCGGCACCACGCAGCAATCCTCACAGACAGGTTCACCGCAAATATGACAGGTGAAATCGGTTTTATTCTCTTCGCAAACGTGGCAAATCATGAAAACTTCTCCCTCGATTGCCACCCCGAAGGATAACAATCGGCTGGACGGGTCAAGCCCGTCATCCTCTAGCCGTTATGGCGCAAGGCCAGCATCGACCCTGCGCCACGTTCAGTTAAAGCAAAATACCCCAATCTTCGGACAGCATATCGAGATTGTTCGGGTTCCACGGAAACAGTTTTCCGGCAACGTCGCTCATGTAAATGTACGAGTGTCCCATTTTGCTGTTTTCGTCGCAAACCTGAAGAGCTAACCACATTCCCTTGCCATTCCAGCCATCACGACTTACTTTGCTTCCGAGCTTGAGTGCTTCCAACGCTTGTCCGAAATTCATACTGTTCTCCTTTGTAGTTTGGTTGCCCATGCGCCATAACCAGCGCATAGACACCGGCTCCCGCTGGTCGCGGGTCATGCTTGTCGTTATCCCTGATGGTGTAAGTAGCGCCCAATCTTAGAGTGCTTCACTTGCCGGGCTGCCTGAATCCGGCCAGAATCAATATCCTTCCCTGCATATTGCCCAGCGGCTAACAGGTCTAGCGCGGCCAGCACATCACCGCATTCGCGCTCCAACAGCTCCCTATTAGTTGGGCCTCCGTCAGGGTGCCGGGACTCGTAGCCATGCCTGAGAATTTTCCCGACAGCCTGAATTACCTCGCCGCATTCTTCCGCCAATAGTGCAAGTCGTTCGACCTCCGCAAGGGAAAGGAACGGGATAACCAGTGAATCGACCGGAGGTTTATCCTTGTCGCACTGGCACTGCATGGTTGATGTATCTACCGTCGATTTACACATTTCGTTCTCCCGGTCATTCACAGACCCGTTAAATAGATCCCTGGCCCCATTAAATCTCCGCATGGTGTCTCCTGACCTTCCGAGACCTGCGCAGAGAAACTTAGACCGGCGGCATATAGACTGATTGCTGGCCGGGAGACTCACATACCCTGTATCGACCGCCCGTATCGTGGGCTAAACGCTCCGCCTTCCCCTTGTGGTGTTGGGAAGAACCATTACAGCCATGCGTATGATAGGTCGTTTGCTCCGGGGCTAAGAGCGGGTAAGCGGTCTTTGGTGCGACTTCCTTGCCAGCCTTCCGTCCTCAGTTTGGGACATTTGGTGAGGCCCACTGGCGAGGCCAAGAGCGGGCAAAGCAAAACCCGCAAAACCACTTCGCCTTGGACGGGCAGAGAAGGGATTTACGGGTGCGGGTTTTGCTGTGTTCAGTGTTTGGAAGTTTACAACAGATGCCCGTCCAAAGGCAAGGACATGTTACTTAGGGCTGAAAAAAAAGTCAAACTTTATCTTTGGCGATCAGAGATGACAGAGAATGTTGCGGACGTTTTTGCGGGATTTGCGAACGAAGGAAGGGCTACAACCTTGGCAATCCCACTGCCAGGCTCCTTCTTTCAGCAAGGCAACGAGCGTGTCCTTGACAAGCCTGTAGGTGCCTTCTTCTTCGGCGGCAACATCGATGCAGCCGGTGGCGATTACCTTGCGGGCGTTTTCTCTGGCCCGCTCGAAAGATTTTTTCAGTAGTTCGTCAACCTTGTCGAGAAATTCTTGGTCAGTCATTGTTTTTCTCCTCTGGTCGTTTGATTTCGCCAACTGTGCTGCCGTTGAAGGTGTAGGCGACGATCGGCGGAACAACGGTGGTGCCGAGCAGATCCTTCACTTCCCGGGCCGAGATCGACACGCCGCGGTCGGCGTACTTGTCGACCAGCACTGGATCGTTCGAGACGAAGGCGACCGCCTTGTCGTTCTGATACAAGGCCGCTATCACCTTCTTGTCAGTCGAGAGCATGTAGTCAACCACACTCTTTCCCAATAGGTCGTTGGCCGGGATTGGGTTCCAGTGCGGCCGGTTGTCGATGATCTCCAGCTGTTTGATTTCGACTCTCATCTTTTCCTTTCTTTAGGTGGCCAGATACTTGACCGCATCAACAAATGACATCTGATCACGATCGATCAGTGTATCAAGGGCTGAGAAGTAGCGGTTACAGGACCCACACCAGGCGATCCCCTTCTTGCTCATGAAGGTGAGCGACGGCCGCTTGTCGTCGTGGCACCAGGCGAAGGCTTTCCCGAAGCGGTCGAACTGAATCACCGCGGTCACAGGGACGGCCCGGGCCGCCTCGATCATGGCGTCGGTAATCTGGTTGGTCTGTTGGGGTACAGAAAACTCTCCGCCTTCGTTCTTAGTCAGGTAGGCGATCTCGTCGAGGATTTCTTTGGCGAAGTGGAGAGCAACCGGAGAACCGTCGAGGATCAGGGCGCCGAGGTAGGGGGTGAGGAATCTCTTTCTCATGCGACTAGCGGCGAGCTTGTTGATCTCGAACTCCTTGGCCTTGCGGAAGGTAAGCGCGGGGTCTTTATTGGCGAACATGGATTCTCCTACTGATCGAGCGGATGCCCTTCCGCTTCGTGGTCCTCAACACAGCATTCGCAGTAGTACTTCCCTCCGTCCACCGCATAGACCTCTTCTGGCTGAATGCGGTCCCGGCAGTCGAGACAAATCTTTTCGGTGTCGGAGGTACGGCGGGCAAGATTTGGTATAATTATTTCCTTTTTTTAAGTAGGTCTTCCATCGCACATTGGGCAAGCGTGAGAGCCTGGGTTTCTTTTGAAATACTCAATGATTCGTAAAGAACCTCCACCTTCAGCGCATGGATCGCCTTCGCAGTAAGCACAAGTTCCATTCAGGCCGCGAGGATAATCTGCGATATAAAGAACTTCGAGCTGTTCTTTTGTTCCATCTCCTGAGAGATAATCAACTACTGACATATTTTTTTCCTTTCAGAATGGGCAATCGTGGTAGACGGGAATGGAATACTCTTTGTCGCTGAGGCATTTGAAGCGGCCGGTCTTGCGTTCGTAGTCGAGATGGACAGAACCGATCTGCCCCATCCACTTGAGCTTCACCTTGGCCGCCTCAATTTCGATTTGGTTCTTTGTCCTGTCGGGACGGTGGGCGATGAAAGCATAGTCCACCTTGTTCCACCACATTGCCCCGCCTGAGATGTCAGAGACGGTGCATCGTGGCATTTTCCCCGTCTTGTCTTTCATGGCAGACTTGGGATGAGCGACGATGTTGACCAGAATGTTTTGCCGGCGGGCGAAGTAAGAGATTTCGGTTAGTATCTCGGCCAGGTATTCGTCCTCTCTTTGTTCCCGGCCCCGGGCATGCGAGCAGCCGTTCCAGGGATCGATCACTAGGCAGTCGAGACCGCCTATTTCCATCTTCCGTTTTGCTTTTTCGAGGATCTGCTTGGGTGAAGGCAGGTCGTCCTCAATGTTGATCCAGGAGAACGAGTCGTTGATGCGGGCGAGCACTTCTTTGCACTCGGTCTCAGTGAACTGCTTGACCCATTTGCCGACAATCTTTTCCGCCAGCTTGGCGATATGCTCCTGCACCGGGTAGTTTTCCGGCGAGAAGTACAGTGTTTTCCAGCCGTGCATGATCGAAGCGTTGACCAGAACCGCGTCGAGCCATTCGCTCTTGCCGCTACCGGGGTATCCGGTTACCACTCCGAGATATCCCTTGGCCAGCTTGAAAAGTTCATCGAGGTCCTGGTAGCCAGATGAGTAGGTCTTGCGGAAGGTTGTTTCAGTGCGGAGCTTGTGAAATTCTCCGGCAAGTTCGTTCGCAGAAATAATCAAGGGGTTCCTCCCAGTAAGGTTTCAATCCACTGACCGGGGCAGATGATAACAAAGGTTGGATGGAAAATTCCACCGTTGGTTTTTTGACGCTATTTGAATTCTTCCCAATTCATTTTATTGGCGCCGGTTTCGAGCTCGGTTTTCATGTCCGGGTTTTCATCTTCAAAGCGGCGCTGGTTGAGGTAGGTCGTGGCCATGGGAATGTACTTGCCGTTCTCCTCCGTCCACTGCTCGGTGGTCTTCTGCCAAGCGATGCGGTCGAGGCAGATATCGAGTAAGGCCGGCTCTGGGATGCGCAAGGTATAGACTGCTTTCTGCCAGGCGCGGTAGGCGGGCGCCTTTCCCGACTTAACCCCGCCGCGCGACGGGTATGCCTCCCAGAAGGCATTGAAGGCCGCTGAGTAGCCCTCACCCCTAGCCTGTTTCTTCCGAGGTTCAGGAAGGGCTTCCGCCCAACTTGGGATGTCCGTACCCCGGATCATCCTGTCGACCATGTTGGTGATGAAGGCTCCGCGGGCGGCCAGAAGATTTGACGTACCTTTCCCGATAGTAATCAATGCATCCCGTAATTTCTCCGGATCGATTCGGTAGAGCATCACGCCTCCTTGGCCAGCTTTTTCTGCAGGCGGGCCAGTTCTTTTTCGTCGTTCTGCTTCTCTTTGGCGGTGAGGAGCGCGTCGATATCACAGCCCGTATCAGGTTCGACGATCACGCCGATGCAGTCTGAACCAACGAAATGCGAGACGTAAATGCGGACGTCATTGGAGTAGAGATCAACCTTTACATCGGCACTGCGGGTGTTGTGAAATTTGGCCCACTCAAGGGCGGCGACCATCTGGTCAATGCGAGTTTGGTTCATGGTGTCTCTCCTTTGAGAAAGAAGCGCCCGCCTGGGTGAGCAAGCGGGCGCTGTTTGACTTCTGGTTGTAGGAATGGATCAGAACGGCGGCTTCTCGTTGCCCATGCTGAAGCCGTCATCGTGGCTGTCACTTTGCTCCGATGGCATGGCGCCTTTGGTCTCCAGCGACTCTTCGATTACTTTTCGGACCCACGGATACAACTTCTCCATCAGCTCCTTGTTACCACGGTCTTCGATGGCGAAGTCGACCAGGTCATTGACGCGGTCGGCGACGGTCATTCCTTTGGCCAGCGGCATGATCGACAGCACGTTGTTGAAGAACTTCTTTGCGTCCTTCTTGCTTGCGACCTTAGCGATGTTCAGCATACAGGGGGCGTCGAGGATGTTCTTCATTGCGAAGCCCTGCAGTTCTTCAGCGGTGAAGTCCCGGCCACGCCAGGACTTGAGGTCGCTGCGCAGAATGGCCTTGTCGCCGAGTGAAAGGGTATAGCGTTTGTTGACAACGAACGGCCGCCCGTCCTGCATCAGTTCACCCGAAAGCTCCCAGACGATCAGAACTTCGTGCTTGACCGATCCGGCCTTGGCCTGCGGGTGGGTGTTGGGATGACTGCCGAGATCGACGATCTGGATGCAGCGGCCTGGGTAGACCCCGCCTTCCAGCAGTTCGTAGTCCTTGGTCTCGGTGTAGTTTCCAGCGGTGGCTGTGACTCCCATAAATCTTTCTCCTTGGTTGTGCCTTACGGCTGTTGAAGGGCCTGAATGAGCGGAATCAGTTCCGCCGAATAGGATTTGACGCAGGCCCAGATTTCCATTGATGTTGGCAGCGGTCGTTTGTTGGGAAACATCCACACCCCGTCGACGTCCCGCAGATTGAGGCGGTCGCCGTCAATGTGTCTAAGGATGCAGTCGAGGTAGTTTGTCATGGTGCTCTTGAGTTTGAGATACTGGACGGCGCCGGTCAGGATGTCAACAAGGTGGGAGTCGTGCTCGTGGGCCGCCCGTATGGCCTCGAATGTCCTGATTTTAACATCTGGCAGATGGATTTGGAAGTGCCTTGCAAAGAAGTGCTGGATCTGCTTGGGGGAGTCCCAGTTGATCGCCGGCAGAAGTTCCAGGGTGAAGTCGATGGAGGCCCGGTACTCAGTCTTCAGTTGGCGGACTCGTTCGATGTCGAAGATGAGGTAGGGAGCGACCGCCTCTTCAGCCATGGCCTTCCTCCAGCTTTGACAGTTCCTTCTTCAGCTCTTCTACCCGGCGGGCATCAAGTTCTTTCTGAACCTGGGCCTTGTAGTGATTGAAGAGAATCTTGTACTGCACTCGCGCCTCAGATGCGTTTTCGTGGGTAAAATAAAGCGCGTGGTTGGCGGAGTCGATGTATTTCGGGTTCAGCTTTTTCAGCTCGACGAAGAAGGTATTGAAGCTCTGGGTTGGGTAGTCGTTATGGAAGGAGTAAGCGCCACAGGGGAAGGAAATGCGGTAAAGCCATTCGTCTTCTGGTTGGCTGTCGTCGTCGGACCAAGAGATAGTGCGGCAATGTTTTGCACCCCAGAGAGCTAGGTCGGAATATTCGTCGACTTTGAGATAGTCGCCGAAGACGGTTGTCAGTTCCATCTTGAACTTTTCTTTCAACTCTTCCGTAAGGATGACGGCCTCAACCGCATACCTGTTGTCGATCGATTCTTTCAGAATGCCTTTAGCGAGAAGGTCATTCAACATCTCCAAGAGTTTTTGGTAGTGCTGGATTTTGGTCATTGCGTTTCCTTTCTTGGTTGTCTTTGGGCTTAGGGGAAAGCGAAAGGCGGGGTCAAGAACGGTTCCAGGTAACCTCTCTGACCTTCTTCCGAAGGGCGAAGAACTTGTCGGTGCGGGCCGGATCTTCTTGGGTGACATTTTCAATGAAGTGCCAGCAGTCCTGAATCGTATCGAGCAGGACTTGCTCGTCGAGCTTCTTCGTTCTCGGGGTCACCCCTTCGATTAGATCCAGCTCCCGCTCCATCGTATTGATCGCGCCCGCCAAATCGCCTTCTTCCCAACAGGCGAGGACATTGCGGCAGGCGTCTCTCAAGGCTTGGTGGGGAATAGGCGGGCGTGGTTGGTTCATGGCTTTGCTGCTTACAAGCTGACGTTCGGCCTTTAAGATAGCTTCGTTTTCCTCGTATTCTTTTTGCGCCTCTTCTTGGGTTTTTTCGAAGCTGAGACAGGTACGTTGAGAGCTTAAGTTTTGGTGCCGTCGGAAGGTGTTGTCTTTGTTTAAGGAGCGTTTTGCGCGGCACCAAGGGCAGAATACTTTACGATATTTTGTAACCGTCACTTGTCTACCTCCTCTGAAAAGTGGGTTTCGGCCATGCGGGCGCACATCTCGAAGTCGATGCCGTTGGCGTGGCAGTAGTGACGCAGATCGGCCAGCATTTCTGTGATAATCTCGTCGTCGACTTCAAGGCCGTCGATGTAGTCAGGATGTGCGATGCAGTATGCCCCGATGGCGTGCTCCGCTCGATCTGCTCTGGACTGGTTACTCGGTTCATCCTTCTTTTCGATGCAGTGGTTGCACAGACGCCACAGGCCGTTCATGCTGTCCATGTTGGGCTCATCCCCTTGGTACGTCGTTAGAGTGGTCACAATAGCCCCACAGCTGTCGCAGACCAAGGTTTCGCCTTTGATCTCTCGCCCGCCCATATTCTCTCCTTTCATAGGCCCGATTGCCTTGATGCTACCCCCTGTCGCCAAGGGGCAGACTCAAATCAATTGAGATTACCAGGACGCCCTGTATTCGAAGTCGCAGTCCTTGAGCAAAGGATCAGACAGCGCCTTGGTGATGATCTCCACGGTGTTCTGAAGGTCCTGGATGTACCACATGTCATAGTCGGTCGAGCCGAAGAAGAGGCCTTCCGTGGTGGGCAACTTCTCCATGGCGGCTTCCGCCCCGAAAACGATCTTTCCGTCGATGATGATGTCTTCCCACTTGCCATTGGCAAAGTGCTGGCCGTTGCGCACTTTGCCGTCGATCAGCAGCGACTTCGACAGAACTTCTTCGCACAGCCGCTTAAGCTCTTCGAGTTGCGACCGCTCGACATGAACCGGTTGGCAGTCGTCTTCTCCTTCAGCCACCTGGTCGACAAACCATTTGTGAATCGCATTGGCCTTGCGCCAGTAGCCAACCCGCAATGTGATGTCTTCGACTTGGGAAAGGTTGGTCATCTGGATAAAGGGTTCTTCCGGGCCGGTCGGCTCGTACTCGTTTTTGTCGTGGTTGTACTTGACCGGCCGTTTTTTAATGTCAATCGTTCCGGTAATGCCGTTGTGCTCGTAGCAGCCGCCGATGTAGAGCTTTGCCGACAAAAATTGATCCAAACCCATAGTAGTCCTCCTTGGTAAGTGGTTAGGGTTTCTACTTCTTGTCTTGTGCAGAGCAGGCCGCCTCGTAGATCTTGAACGTCCTCACAGCCTCTTCAGGGGCCCTCTGTGACCCTCGGCAGGGATGGTTGCGGCCAGGGGCATCGTTGTGGTAGCGAAAGACGCCCGCCTTCGTCAATGCCTTCTTGCTGCGGCACCAGGGGCAGAACTTACGAAGAGACGTCATTGTCCTCTCCCTCGGCTCCAGGGTTGGCTGTCGGGCCGACACCACGGACAAAGCGATATTGCATGCCCATTGCACCTAGCGAATGCTCCTTGGCTATCTGCGTCGCCAGGGTAGACGGTTTTGCAGTCGACACATTGGACCGATGGGTCAGAGCCCGCCGATCGTCCGTCTGGATGATGCGTGTATCTCACGAGCTTTCCAGTTTTCATGGTGCATTCCTTTCGTCGTAAATTCTGTTGAGTTCAGCGATCGCCCATTCGTAGTCGAGACCGTACAACTTGGCAAACGACCGCTTACCGAGGTCGTGCCGCGCTCTGTGGTGCTCATTACAGAGAGGAAGGCAGCGACGGTCAGAACACTTTAGTCCTTTGGCGCCGCCGCCCTTCTCGGGCTCGTGGTGAGGTTCAATTGGGCCAGGTTTGTGACAGATGAGGCAGATGGTGTTGCGGATCCAGGCTTTGTATTTCTCGTCACGGAGCGTCTGTGGCTTGGGGAACATGAGTTAATCCTTTGGTAGGAATGAGCGTGGCGACCAGCAGGCACTGTTTACAGACAAGCACGCCGAGGCCTTCAGCGGCCCGCATGGCAATCTCAAAATCACGAGATCCACACCGCACGCATTCGTAGATTTCTTCTCCGCTTTCCATAGGTTCTCCTTTCGTTGGGTTAAAAAAGATAGTCTTTGTAGTCTCGCAAAATTTCGCGAATCTCTTCCACCATCGCTCTCGGCCCCATCGTGCAAAAATACAGAGGAACCATCACAAGCAAAACCAATACAAGTTTTATGAATCGAAACATTTGATCCTCCTGTTGCTAGGGTAGGGGGTTGAGCCCTCTAGGGTGCCTCCCTCCGAAGAGGGAAGCACGAACAGGGTTCAAGCGGCCTGCTTCAATTCTGCCATGCGCTCCGCCATCAGCCAAAGCGCTTTATTCAATTTCACGTCCTGGTCAACACCAGTAATGGCCCGGGTGGTCATGCGGCGACGGGTGCGGCCCTGAGACTGACCGTGGATGCCGCCCTTGACGATGTTCTCCTGCACCTTGTTGAGCGTTGTGAAAAGGCTGAGGTCCTTGTCCTCGTATCTCCGGGAGTTCAACAACTGCACCGGATTGATCGGCGGAGCTTCAGGATAGCGAAGCGATAAAGCGGCCTCGGCGAAGATCCCCTGCTCATTGGGCGTGAGGGTAATCGCTTGGAACTGTTCGACCTGATCCTGAATCCGCGGGACTTCTCCGCCGATAGCAAAGGCCGCCCGCATCGCTTCTTCCAACACGCTGCCGCTGTGCCGAATGGAGACCTTCTCAAACGTCGAGTCCGCTACGATCATTCCGTTGGAACAGACTAGGCGAAAGAGGCCGGCGTGCATTTGATAGGCAGAAGCCCCGTCGTGCGAGTTGACCAGGATGATCTCGGGGAAGAGATCGCCCTTCATCGGAGCGGCGTCCGCATGTCTAAGGCGAATGAGGTGCTTGACGTAGCCATGCTTGTCGTCGATCCGGGTGCGGGCTTCAAAGGCCCTGAAGGGCTGATAGCCTTCGCTGCGCATCGCTTCAATGACGTCGATAGTTGGAACGAAGCCGTACTTGTCCGACATCTTGTGATAGGGCTCCAGGGCGAAGATACTGGGCGCCATACGCATCAGCATGGCGTTGTCGAGCGGGGTCGTACCTGTGCTGCGGGACTGGCGTATGAAGCTCATGGTTGATCTCCTTTCAGGGCGATGATGCGGGTGTGCATCTCGGCGATGGCGCTGTGCGGGCTCTTTTTCCCCATTTCTTTGTAGGTGGCCGAAACGATCATGGCGGCCTTATACTTGGCGCGACTGAAGCCCGCTTCGTAGCCTTCCTGGCGGGCCTGCTCCAACCTGATTCGATCTTCGTCATTACTCATTGGGTAACCTCCGGAAAGAGGACCGCCTTCATTACCAGGTAACCACTGTCGCCCGGGTGAATGCCGTCGTAGAGATAGAGGATCTGGCCATAGTCGTTGAGAAACAAGGGGTAGAGGTTGATGTACTCGACTGAAGGGTAGTTCACGAGCATCTTCTGAATCTGCTGGTTGGTCTCGACGATGGTGGTCAAGGGAATGCGGTCGGTCGGCAAGATGCTTTCGACGTGGATCTTGGTCGACGATGGCAACTGCAGGATCATCTTCTCGATGTTCTCGACGACATGTTGTGTCGGCCTGTCCCAGCCTTCACCAAAGGCACAGAGATCGTTGACGCCGATCATCAAGTATAACTCGTCAGGTTCTTCCTTGACGACCAGCCAGAAGCGCGCCAGGACGTCGGTGGTCTTGTCGCCCGGGACACCGCGGTTGATGGCGCCTTCGGGAAGATACTGTTGCGGCCAGCCGGCGGTGATACTGTCGCCCAGCATCATGATTCCGCCGCGGTGATTTTCCGAAGCCCAGCGCGGCACCAACCAGGTTCCCGGCTTGGGGTCTTCCGAGTCACCACCACCACAGGCTGACAAGAGCAGGGCAACCAGAACAATCCATCGCTTCATCGATCATCTCCTTGAGCTTCAGTCGCCTCAACAAAAGCGATACCGATCTCTTCACTAAGGTTGAGACCGTCAAGATAGACGACAAAGGCGCTGTAGACGCGATAGACGACTCCGGGGCCGATCCCGCCAGCTGCCTTGATCACATCTGCCGCGAACATCGCCGCATAGTCCATCACCGGGTCGATATCATAATCCTTAATTGACCACAAGACCGACTCGCGCGTGGCGCCTTTGATATCGAAGAGGCACGTCTGCTTATCCAAGCCCGCCTCCTTGAGCCTGTCCTTAACCCAAGTGGGTACTTCATCTCTCAAGGCCGCCAATAGATCAACCTGTTTTGAAATTCTCACACAACACCTCCTTTTTTTGGTTGTATTCACCGTCTGCCTGGTTACAAGAGGCATTATAAGCCTTATCTTCAACTTCAAAGATACCCCCGGCATTCAGGACAATACTTCATCGAAGATTCTTTCTACTGGAGAGAAGAACGAAAATCCGTCAATAGATACCGAAAGCAACCGGTCAGAGCAACGCAGAAAAGGGCGACCCCCGAAGGAGCCGCCCCAGTCTTACCGCTTTAGTAACAGGTAGACGTTGCCTTTCTGTTCGATGCGTTTACAGTCGCCGATAGGGATGTGTTTCCCTTGAAGGTTGGGAACGGCGCGCTCGATCTGGTCTTGTTGATAGTGTGCACGGATACTGGTCGGAATGAATTTCATGGGTGGCCTCCTTGGCGGTCGAAGAGAATGCCTACGGCCTGGTAGCGCAGTAAATCAGCACCACCAGACCGCAGGCGAGCAGGAAAACTGCCACTTAGAACTAGACTTCGCCATTGCCGGCTTCGCAGCCTTCCGCGGATGTGGTGGTCATACCGGCGATGTAGGCATCGACGTCGAACGGAATTGCTTCACCGACTTCACGGCTGAGGACCTTGCACGAGCCGGTGGGGATGAGGTACTGGCCGACCTGAGCCAGACCTTCCATTTCGATCACGAAGCCTTCGCGCTGGCAGGGAGTGGCCTCACCGAAGAGTTTCTTGGGCAAGCGGATCGACGGGGAGTTGTTGCCGAGTTCTTTGATGCGGGCGAGGACGTTGGAGGAGGTTTCCGAGACGTGGTTGACGGCGGCGTGGAAAACTTTCATGGTGATTCTCCTTCTGCGCAGTCGTGCGCGGTTGAGTGCCCAGTATTGGGCGGGATGATGGATCGGAGACGAAAACCCCGGAACAAAACGGGAGCCTTCATTTTAAGAAGATCATCGGGTTGGCAGTCCGCAGACTGAACACGAGGCCGCCCAGACATCCGTTTGTCGTTTGCAGCGGCGGCAATAGGCGAAATGGGCTGGTTTGACGGTGATGGGAAGGTGGGCCGCTGCGAGCCTCATAACCTCTTTAGCTGCGTCGTAGCAGTCAAGCATGGCGCCGTTGACGATGGTTTGCATAAGTCCTCCTAGTCGATGGGTGGTAGACAGGGGTTCGCCCGCCTGATTGACTCGTAGGCCGCTTCAGCACAGGTATCGCAGAAGCAAGGCTCGTGAGCTTCGACCGCATAGAGTCTTCCGAGGTTGAAGATTAAGAGAGCGGCCAAACAAGCGGTAAGGATAGCGGCGGTGAGTTTCACGGTTGTCTCCTTGTGATGAAGGGAAAGGAACGAAAACCCCGAGACAAGACTGGGAATCTCGACCTTGAAAGGTTAAGCCCAGAAGTTAAGCCCGCCCGCCTACTTCTCTGTCTTTTTTTACCCATTAGAACTCAAGTAAAGTAGTCTCTGAAAGTTCAAGAAAGCTCAATGAAATCAACAGTGAAGTGTTATCTATTATTAAATAAAACTCCGTTGTCACTCCAACTATGCTAAATTACTCACATTATACACATAATGGAGTAGCGGCCGAAGTGGCGACCGAGCCCCTTTTTGCCCCTTCCGAAGGCCCGAGAGTGTCATGCGAGTATTCAGAAAACCATTGACTTGTCCGTACAGGAAGACTAAGGTTTGATCCAACCTGTACGTACGGAGGAGAGAAATGCAAGAACGAATCGAACTAAGGATTGATGCCGAGAAGAAGCAGAAGTGGGCTGAGGCGGCCTCTGCCGTAGGGATGTCGCTGTCTGACTTCATCAGGGAAGCAACCGACCAAAGGGCAGCGACGGGAGTTGAGGCCGCACCAAAGGCTGTGTCCCCAAAGGCCAAGGTAGCCACCCAGAAGGCACCCCCCCCGGTGAAGACGGCAGCGCAGGCAGCGGCCCAGGTTGCGACTGTGGCGGCCAGCAAGCCCTACAGCAAACCACATCACGGCATGTGCGTGTGTGACGAATGCGAAGCCAAGCGGCCAGTCAGGTTGATCCGCTGACCACCACCCCCGCACCCCCTGCGCAAGGGGGGTGGTGAAATAAATGAATCCCCTCGTTAGAATCTACGTAGAATTTTTCTCGCGTGACATGGAGTTTTTTAGATGATCAAATATCGGATTATTCAGGCTCGTTTTTTGGCGCACATGACAAGCGATGATTATTTGCTTGAGGGGATAGCAATACCGACCAGGGCGTTTGAGCGGCGAGGCTTTGGGCCGATGGGGTTTTCGGTGGTAATACACCCGTCGCACATTTTGGAGGGGAAAAAGGGCGTGGCGTTTCGGAAGGAGCTGGACGCCAACCTTCAGATAGCGTGGGGGCGGAAGCCGAATAAGGATGGAAGTGTGACATATGATATGGAGGTCGACAAATGAAAGTCGAATTGAGTAGAGATGGGGTTTTGGCGCTTACTCCTGAGACAGAGGCAGAGGCACAGGATTTGAACAGGTGGTTCGCGGCGTACATGGGCCACGGAACGGAGACGGAGGGGTATTGGGGATCTCTCAGGATAAAGAAGTTTGAATTGTGCCCGCTATGAACAGCCCAGAAGATCGCAGTAAAGGCGGGCAGGCCCGGGCAGGGAAGGCGCGGGTTGGCGTTCTGGAGGGACAGATCCCCGAGCGGGAGATGATCGTTCTGGAGAAGCGGTTTGTGGAGGGGGCGACGCTGGAGGAGTGCGCGCGGGCGGCCGGGTACGAGGGGAATGTAGGGACGATGAAGGTGCGGGCGCATCAGATCATCGACAAGCATAAGAACGCGAACGGAGAGCTGCTACTGGCGATGTCGAAGCGGGGGATCGATGCCGGCACCCTGGCGGACAAGATTGTTGAAGGTCTGCAGTCGACTATGTTCGTGAAGAAGAAGGTCGACAAGGACCGGGAGGAGTTAGTGGAGGTCCCAGACAATCACGCCCGCCACAAGTTTGTGGAGACGGTGGTGGATATCTCAGGAGCCCGGGCGCCGAAGAAGATCGAGATCGAGTCGAAGTCGTTTGAGCAGAGACTTTTGGAGATTACATTACGGAGGGAAGGATGAAATTTGCCAAAGCGGACGTCCCTATTTTCAACCGCAGCGTCGTGATGTGCACAGAGTGCAGTGAGGCCGAAGCGATTTGCTTTTTCCAAAAATGGGCGAAGGAGAGGGCGAACCACACCCCATTTCTTGTCGCTTTGAATTCTTCTGGATGGTGCCAAACAAACGACGGGGATGTCTACCTGTGGGCGCGGGACAAGGACCGCTACTCGGTAGAGCTTCACGAAGTCGTTCATGCCGCTTTCCACCTTTGCTCTTCTGTTGATGCACCGCCCCAAGAAGAGATGATCTGCCGGCTGGTCGAATTTCTAAAGATCAACCTGCTTGACGAATTGGTCGAACACGACGAGATGACGAAAGACCGCTTCTTGCTTTTGCTCCCGAAGATCAGAGAGGCGGCGAGAGAACACGGCTATGCGGTCGGGCTGCATGGCAGCCTGGCCCGGGACTTCGACCTGATTGCCGTGGCCTGGACAGAAGAGGCCGCTCACCCGGAGGTCGTAGCCGAAGCCATCAAAATTGCTGCCGGTGGGATGGATCGGTGGCGAGTTCATCCGGCGAGACCAAACGCCCATCCGAAACCACACGGCCGTCTCTGCTACTGCTTTGACTTCGACAAGCACGATCCAAACAACCGCGGCTATTGCGACCTGAGTGTTGTTCACCCTGGCTTCAAGGAGGCGACATGACTATTTTAAGTTTCCTGCAAAAACTAAAACAGCTCTTCGCCTGGCTTCCGTGGAACAAGCGGACGAACGCCTGGTCGATCCCGGCGAACGCGATTGTCGCCGGCCGCATCATTACCATGGAGCAGCTGCTGTCGTGGGGCGTACCTGAGTCGGAGCTGTGGAATCTGCACAAGGCCTTTGTGGGAAAGCGGCACACCCTGAGAGCGATGAAGATCGACGGGGAAGACTGCTACCGGGTGATGAGGATTCGGTACTACGGCGAGCGGAGGATCAAGTGAGCGACAAGCGAGCGGTACTCAACGTCGCGCGGGCGATCAATGCTCTGCCGGAGCAAAGGCTCCTCACGGTCTTCACTCCGGTAGAGGGGCTTGGAGGCAGCACGAAGCGCATTCTGACTACCATCAGCCGGGAAACAGCGGTCAACATCATCAGCGATCTTGGCGGCGTGGACGTCAGTGATGACGACTGCTGCAGGTCGGGATTCGGGATCTGCTTCCCTCTGATGAGCGGGGGCGAAATCCGCTGGTTCTTCGTCGAGACACGGCAAGACTTCTGCCCGTTCTGCCAGGGCGCCAAGACGGTCAGAAACGAAGCCGACTTCGAGATCGTCAGTGAGGAATGTTGGGTCTGCGATGGCGTCGGCCGCATCCTCACAGCACCTCTTCCCCAGAGGCCGAAGAAGACGGAGCTGGTCGCATGAGTGAAGAAGAACAGGGACCGCCCGACATTTCAGAGGAGGAGCTGGTCGAACTGCTCGACCGCTACCGAACCGACTTTGAATTTGCCGCCCCGAGGCTACTGAAGGTTCTGAACATGAAGGGCAAGATCGTTTCATTCGTTCTGAACGGACCGCAGCGAGTGCTCAACAAAATCATCGAGGACATCGCTACCCGCCGCCTCGTTCGTCTCATCCTCCTCAAAGCCCGCCGCGTGGGATGGTCCACCCTCATCTCCGCCCGCAACTTCCACAAGACAAGCTGGAACTTTAACCGCCTTGCTTCCCAGGTAACCCACGAACCGGACGCCACCGAGGTCCTGTTTGGGATGGTGAAGCGCTTCTATGACTTCACCCCCGAGTGGCTACGGCCCTCAACCCGCTACAACAACGCTCGCCTTCTGGACTTCAACACCAAAGATGGGAAAGGGCTGGGAAGTGGGTTCCGTGTGGCCACCGCCGCCAAGGAAGACTTTGGTTCTGGCCAGTTGATCCATTATTTTCACGGATCCGAGGTCTCCAAATGGCCCGAAGAGACGGTCAAGGACCTGATCACGTCGGTGTTGCAGTGCGTGCCAGACGATCCCGACACCGAGGTCATCTTTGAGTCGACCGCCAAAGGAATCGGTGGGGAATACTTCGACCGCTTCTGGGGCGCCCGCTTCCGCGTCAAGGTCGTGAAGATGAATCCCCCAAGTCTGGATCATCTCTACGGATATGACGCCGCCGGGAAGTACGACGTCTCCCGAGCAGCCGAAGAGATTGAGGCGGCCGCGGAATTGGAAGAGGCGATTAACGAAGACGCCAAGGCCGAGAACATCTACACCGCGATCTTCGTGCCTTGGTTCTGCTTCGAAGAATACCAGACAAAGCCCTACCCAACCTTCGCCAACGATCTGACCGACGAAGAGAAAGAGATCCAGAAGACTTACGGGCTAACCCTGGCACAGCTCTACTGGCGCCGTCTGACCATTGCCAACAAGTGCAACGGCAGCATCGACATCTTCAACCAAGAATATCCGGACTGTCCTGAGCATGCCTTCCTGGCCGCCGGCAGGCCCGTCTTTGACAACGCCAAGCTCATGCGCCTGCGCAATGCCGTACCGAAACCGGTCGCCCGCTACGAACTCGCCCAGTCGATAAACCAATTTATCTCCAACCCCAAAGGCGCCCTGCTCGTCTGGGAAGAACCGAAGGCAGGACAGAACTACATCATCTCAGCGGACGTCGCCGAAGGCTTGGAGCATGGCGACTTCTCCTCGGCCGACGTCATCAACCACGCCACCGGGATCCAGGTCGCTCAGTGGCATGGCCATACCGACCCCGACCTCTTCGCCTACGTCCTTGCCGCCCTGGGAAAGCGTTACAACACCGCACTCTTGGCGCCCGAGCGTAACAATCACGGCCTGACGGTGGTGAAATGGCTGCATGAGATCATCCAATACCCCAATCTCTACGTCGAAATGGTCCCGGATCCCCCGGGAAAGCCCCGCAAACGCTACGGCTGGCTCACATCGAGCGCCACCAAGCCGATGATTATCGACGTTTTGGTGCGGGAAGTCAGGGACGATTGCCATGGCATCGCCTGTGCGGCCACGTTTGACGAAATGATGGCGTTCAAAGTGCAGGGAAATGGCAAAACCGAGGCCGATCGCGGCCGCTTTGACGACCGCGTTATCTCTCTGGCCATTGGCAAGTACCTCCGCACCGCGATTCCACTCCCGGAGGCCGCCATTCCCGACCACATCAAACAGCGGGAGGAGCGAACCGAACGAAAAAGATCACCTCTTGGTTGGACATGAGAATATTTTGGTTGACAATTGAGTAACATTTGGTAGTAAATGGTGTTAATTTTGACTCAGGAGGTTCAATGGTCCGCTCATCCGACCTCTCAAAAGACGAAAAAGCCGGACTCGAAGCCCTGTTGAAGCGGCTTCAGCTCATGCCAGCTAAAAGTTGCCAGATCATTCTCCATTGTGCCCAAGGCACAGTCCAGACCATCGAATACGCGCAGTTGAAACTGAAGTAGCACGACATAACGGCAAGTTTCACCCGCCTACCGCGGTCAATGAAGCCCGGATGATGACTTAATTGTCATTGTTCGGGCTTTTTGCTTTTCAGGAGTGGCGCGATGCAAGCAATCCCGACGGGAACACCAGGCGTCAGCTCACTCGGTCTGGTGAAGATCCGCACCAACGAAGCCCTCGAAGCCGAAAAAACCACTGCCGCCACTCCCTCCACCCAACGTATCGTCGACTCCCTGACTTCCCATCTCAACGGCAAGCTCTTCGCTTCCAAGCGGGCCAAAGAACCGATTGAGCGACAGATGCTTAAGAACATGCGTCAGGTCTACGGTCAATATGAGCCGGAGAAGCTGGCCGCAATTCGTAACATGGGCGGCAGCGAAGTCTACATTCTCCTGACCATGACCAAATATCGGGCGGCAATCGCCTGGGTCAACGATATCCTCCGCCCGGTTGGTGACCGCCCCTGGACCATTGCCCCCACCCCCAAAGCCGACCTTCCCCCAACCGCCGAACAGCAGATCAAAGCCGAAGGGCAACTTCTTCTCCAGACGGTGATGAAGCAGCTGGCCGCCATGGGACAGAACGCCGACCCGTCTTACCTGCAGAGCAAAATCCAGAAGTTCGAGCAGGAAGTCAGAGACGACGTTCAGCAGAATATTCAGAAGGAAGCCAAGGTTCGCGCCGAACGCATGGCAATCAAGATCGATGACCAGATGACCGAAGGTGGCTGGGACGATGCGTTTTGGGCCTTCATCTCCGACCTGATTATGCTCAAGGCCGGCATTCTTAAAGGCCCGGTTGTCCGCCGCAAGCCGATTGAAAGCTACGTCGAGCGTAATGGCGACTGGGAAATCGACGTCGTCAACAAGCTGGTGCCCGAGTTCGACCGCGTTTCCCCCTTTGATTACTACCCCCTCTCCGGAGCGACCTCGGCCAAGGATGGCGGCTTCGAACGGCATCATCTCAACCGTGGGGATTTGGTCTCGCTGATCGGCGTCCCTGGCTACAACGAGGCGAAGATCCGACTGGCCCTGACCGATTATGCCACCGGTCGCCGGGAGATGCTGTCGACCGATACCGAGCTGGCGATGCTGCGGGACGGACAGACACAGTCGCTGCTCGACTCCGAGCGGATTGAAGCCTGGGAGTTCTGGGGTTCGGTACAGGGCAGTCTGATCCAGAGCTGGGGCTTGCCGGTCGCCGATGCAGAAATGGAGTACGAGGTCAATGCTTGGATGGTTGGCGAGCACGTCATCCGGTTGATTCTCAACCCCGACAAGCTCGGCCGCAAGCCGTATGCCATTGATTCCTTCGAGCGGGTTCCTGGTTCCATCTGGGGTAAAGGTCTGCCGGAGCTGATGGCTGACGTGCAGGATGTCTGCAACGCCACCGCGCGGGCGATCGTCAATAATGCCGGGCTCGCTTCCGGCCCCCAGGTTGAAGTCGACAAGAGCCGCTGTGGCGATAAAGAAGAAATCTGGCCGTGGAAGATCTGGCCGTCGACCAACGCCCAGATGTCCGATCAGCCAGCAGTCAGGTTCACCCAGCCAACAGTGGTGGTTGGCCCGCTTCTCGAAGTCTTCAACACCTTCTCCTCGATGGCCGACGACCAGACCGGCGTACCCAAGTGGGCGCACGGCGGTCAATCCGGAGGCGCCGATGAGACCGCTTCGGGCCTTTCCATGCGCATGACCTACGCCGCCCGAGGGATCAAGGAAGTCATTGCTCACGTCGACTGTGTGATCAAGGACATCGTCACCCGCACCTACAGCTACAACATGCTCTACGACCCGGACAAGACGATCAAGGGCGATGCCCGTATTGTCGCCCGCGGATCTTCCTCCCTCTTGGCCAAGGAACAGAGACTGGTTCGTACCAACGAGTTTCTGGCAGCCACCAACAACCCGCTCGATTCGCAAATCATGGGACTGCCCGGGAGAGCCAAGCTCCTTCGCCAGGCCGCCAAGCTCCTCGACATCGATACCACCGGCATCATCCCCGACACCGAGAGCGAGCTGGAGCAGTTACAAGCCCTGGTCGAACAGGCGGAAGCCGCCGGAGCCTCGCCCCCGGGAGGCAGTCAGCCGGGATCTGGGGCCGCGCCCCCACCTACTCCCCAGACCACTGACGCCGCCGGCAACCCGGCAGGCGGGACTGATACCAACACTTTCCAAAACCCGGAAGGAGCATAAGCCATGCCCGCCTTATTTCCTCTTGAAGCAACGATGAATCCCATTGAGCGCGTAACCGGCGCCATTGCCACCATCGATACCAATCACGGCCAAATTCATGCCGGCAACGCCTTCAGTTTGAGCACGGGCAAGATTAGCATTGCCGCTGCCGCAGTTGTCGACCTGACCTTCACGATCCCGGAAGACGTCTATGTCCATTTTCAGCAGTTTGACGTCACGACAGATGGCGGCAACGAGCTGACCATCACGCTCTTCGACGAGACCGTGCTGAACGCCACCCCCGCCGGTACGCTGATCACTCCGATCAATCGCAACCGGCAAGGACACGGCAAACGCGCTTTCGGCATTCTGACCTTTGCCGGCGTCGTTACCAACAACGATACCGTCACTATCGGCGACCGCACCTACACCTTCAAGTCGACCCTGACCGGGGCCGCCAACGAGATTCTGATCGGCGCTAACGCCCCTGCTTCCGTCGCCAATATAGTTGCCGCCATCAACGCCGCTTCCGGCGCTGGCACGACTTACGGAACCGGCACGGTGGTCAACGCCGATGTTTTTGCTTATGACGGTCCGGGCGACACGGTTGGAGTTGTGGCCAAGGCACGGGGCACTGCCAGCAACAGTATCGCCACGACCGAGACCCTGACCAACGCCGCCAGCATTTGGGGCGCCGCGACTCTCACCGGTGGCGCCGATCCGACCGTCAGTTCCGGCTCCAGTGTCACGGTGCGCCAGGGACCGACTATCGACTACGTCGGCTACGACCAGCTTGACACGATCTGGATGCCAAAACCGGCCGCCGCCGCCGCGCAACGAATGGAGATCAAGAGCGAAGCGCAGGAGTGGAATTTCAAGAACGCCCGCACAACCACCATGCGCCTGACCAACACCGGCACGTCGACCGCCGTTGTCGTTTGCGTCCGCCCCCTCTGGTATGAAGAGGTCGCCGCATGATTGACGCCTTAATTCGAGAACTGGCCGAGCTGGATGGCGGCGAACTGCACAAGGCGCTCTTGCAGCGCCGGCAGGAAGTCGTTGCCGGATGGACGGCCTCAGACGATGACCGTCGAGACCTGATCTCCAAAGGGGAGAAGAGGATCCTCGACCAGCTGATCGGAGACATCGAGAACGCCAAGAACGAAGTCAAGAAAAGCCGGCAAGGGGCCGAGCGGACATTGATGAGTCAGGCGTTCTGACTGAGCGGGACCCGCCAGTCAACACCACTTTGGGGAGAGTAACCGCACCCCGCAACGGCCATACCCCACCGGGAGGCCAAAGGAGACGAGGAAATGGCATTCGAGAACGATGAGACCAAAGCCGAACGTGAACTGGAAGTCCTGGAGCGTCAGCATGCCGCTACGCAAGCCCCCGACCCCGCCGCTGTCAAGCCTGAGCCCGAGGGCCAGACCGAGAAGCCGGCCGGAGAGGTCGAGAAACCCGCCGAGACTGCACCCGCGAAGACCGAAGACGACGGCTACAAGCAGCGTTATCAGACCCTTCAGGGAATCATGCGGTCGGAACGTGCGAAATGGGACGCGGAACGCGCCGAACTGATCGCCCAGATCCAGAAACTGCAGGCCCGCCCGCCCCAGAACGACAGCGTCGAAGTGGAAGAAGACTACCGTTCTTCCCTCGTCAGCGACGAAGTCCGCCAGAGTCTCGCTTATCGGAGAATGGCGGAACTCAACGGGCAGCGGCATGCCGAGATTCACTTCGAGTCGATGGCCGCCATGCAACCCAAGGAACAGCCCAAGGAGAAAGCAAAGGGTCCGAGTCAGGACTTCTTCAGCAACCTCTCGCAGCTGGCGCCGAAATGGCAGGTCCTCAACCAGGATCCCAAGTTCTTGAGCTTCCTCGCACAGACCGCCCCCTACAGCGGGGGGATGACTTTGCAGACCAAGCTCGACCAGGCTGTCCAGGCCGGCGATGCCGCTTCGGCCGCCCAGTTCTTCCTGGATTTCGAAGACAACAACCGTGAAGCCCCTCCGGCCCGTCAGGTGCCCGAGGAGCTGGTCACCCCACCCCGTCGTAGCTCGGCCGCTCAAACGGCAGCCGATACCCACAAAGGCAAGGTCTATACGACTGCCGAGTGGAACGCCGGGTGGAAGAAGTTGGAGCTCGACAACATGCCGGCGAAGGCCGCCGCCGAACTCGAACTCGACCTGACCAATGCTCCATCGGAAGGACGTGTCGTTGGGTAATCCCTTACCCTACGGAGAAACGCCATGAAACACATCGACCGCTTTATTTTCGGCAATCTGCCGATGCTTCTCTGGATGGTGGTGGGCATTGCCCTCGTCGCCATCTTTGGTGACGCTGCCGCCCTGTGGTGCACCGTTCCCGCCGCCGCCGGTTATCCCACCGGGGGCTCGGCCGGCGCCAGCAAGTACACCCCGCAGATCTACGCCAAGAAACTCTTGGTCAAGTTCTACAAGAAAACTGTCTTCGGCGAGATCGCCAATCGTGATTACGAAGGCAGCATCACCGGCCAGGGCGACAAGGTCCTGATCCGCACCCGCCCCTCGGTCACCGTCTACAAGTACTACAAAGGGATGGATCTCAACGAGAAACGTAAAGCGCTTGAGCCCCCGAACGTCGAACTGATCATCGACCAGGCCCTCGGCTACTCGGTGGCTATCGACAGCATCGACAAGATCCAGAACGATGTCAATGCCCTGGACGAGTGGGCACAGGATGGCTCCGAGAATCTCGGCATCGAGATGGACCGCGACATTCTCAATACCATCTATGCCGACGCCGCCACGACCAATAAGGGCGCGACTGCCGGGGCTGTTTCCGGTGGGTACAATATCGGCGCCGCCGGGTCTCCGGTTGCCCTGACCAAGTCGAACATCCTCGACTACATCGTCTACTGCGACAGCGTTCTCTCCGAGAACAACGTCCCGGTGCCCGACCGCTTCATCATCATCCCCGAGTGGGCCAAGTCCTGCATTAACACCTCGGATCTGCGCAGCGCGCTCTTTACCGGTGACGCCGGCAACCAGAACCTGCGCAACGGCAAGATCGGTGGCATCAGCAACTTCACCGTCTACGCCAGCAACAACCTGACCGCGGTGACCGATGCCGCCGACGGAAACAGCTCCTGCTACAACATCCTCTTCGGCCAGAAGTCGGCCCTGACCTTCGCGTCTCAGTTGGTCAAGAACCGCACCCTTGAACTCCAGAACACCTGGGGGCATGTCATGGAAGGCTTGCACGTCTATGGCTACAAGGTCGTCAAGTCCGATGCGCTCGGTGTGCTCTACGCCAAGAAGGGTTAACCTCTCACGCCTTCCCCCGTCCTAGTGGCGGGGGAGGGCAAGGAGAACCATGATGGGATTCAAACAGTTTCGTGATATGGCGGCACAGGCCAAAGCCAAACCCGCCATGAAAACCGCCACCAAACCGGTTGGCGGATTCGGCGCCATCGTAAGTGCCATCAAGGCCGGTACGCCCGGTCTCGCTACTGCCCGCAAAGGTCCCGGGTTGGCACTCAAGTCCGGCGAAGCTCCGAAGCTCGCTCCAGGCCCAACCCGGATGCGCAAAAAGCGCGGCTGGTAAACCTTACTCACACCTTCAAGGAGAATAGATCATGGCCAATCTTCCCGCTTCTGGTTACCTCGTTGCCGACAAGATCGTCAAGCGTGACGTCGGCGCCAAACTTCCCTACAGCATCGAGCGCGAGTTCGATCTGGCGACTCTGTTGGCCGCCGTCATTGCCGACGCCGACGTTGTCAATCTCTTTCAGTTGCCGGCGGAGCACGTCATTGTGGCGACCGCACTGGAAACCCTGACGGCCGGCACCAAGGATGCTACCACCTTTACCCTGCAACTGCGGGTCGGCACCACCGCTCTCGGCGCCGCTCTTGACGCCACCGCAGCCGGCAAAGCCATCGGCGGTAACGCCACCTACAACATGCCACTGGTTTCGGCTGCCGCCGCTACCGTCAACCTCGTCGCCGCGGTCTCGGGGGGTAATGCCCTGGTCACCGCCAATCCGGTCGTCCGCATCAAACTGCTCGTCTGCGACATGGGCGACTAAGGGGAGGCCACTATGCAATTCGTCAATTTCGTCTGTCACAACCTCGAAGTTATTGGGACCACGATTCTTCGCGGAGCCCAAACGGTTGCTGGAGCCCTTACTGTCAGTGGCCTCATCTCGGCCTCTGAGGGTGTCAAGCTTTCGGCGACTGCCGCTTCCGGGGTCACGGTGCTTCTAACCGATAGCGCCGGGAAAGCACTGCTGGCCACCGGAGAAACGGTGCCATCAGATGCCGGAACAATCTACGCCAAGGGGTGCCTTTTCATCGACACCAACGTAGCGACCGGCACGACCGGACTCTACTGTAATAAGGGCACGTCGGCGTCGTGCGTCTTCACTGCCGTTACTCAGGCCTAACAACGGGCGGGGGTGAAAGCCCCCGCCTTTTTCCAAGGAGATCCCGAATGGCCCCCAATTATCTGCGGAAAATCGGCACGAACGAATGCTTCGCATACAGCCCCTTTCTTGAGGCTCGCGGAGACATGACTGAGTGGATCGGACCGCTGCCGTGGGAGAATAAAGCTTCGGTCGTCGTACCGGTGGCTGCCATTGCCATTCCGGTTATTGAAGGGCCCGTAGTTATTCCTACCCGCGAGCCCATCGAAGAACTGGTTGGCAACAACATCGTTGAAGCGCCTGCCGAGGTTGTCAGGGCCCCTGAAGAGGTCAACCCCCTGGCCTGCACCATCTGTGGTTTCGTCGCCAAGAATGCCAGTGGCGTTCGCATGCACATGAAAAAACACGCTTAATCGGAGCCCGCCATGACTCTTGACCAGCTACTCACCACCATCCTGCCGCGCTTCGGAGTCGAGCCGCCTATTCTCGCCTTCATCGATGCGGCGAACGCTGTTCAAGATGTCATTGCCCAGAGACTCTGGTTGGAGAAGTCCGACCTGTTGCGAACCACTCTGTCGGGCACACTGGCAATTGACGCCAGTACTTACGCGCTGGCATCCGGCACGTTGGGCCTGGCGGAGTGGCCCTGGATCACCAATACCGAAATCACCCCGGGCCGCCGGGTCCGGCCGCTTGATCCGGAAGACCGCTACCTCTACACCGACTCCGGGCATCCCAAGTTCTTTCAGCAGCGCGGGCTGACGCTAACCTTCTACCCGCCCGCCCTGATCGAAACCACCATCAAGGCGGAAGTCTACACCCGTCCGGCCGCCTTCACCCTTATTGCCAACACGATCCCCTGGGACGGACTGTTCGATCAGGTGTTTGTTGAGGCCGTTCCCCGCTTCACCCTCTCCGGAGGGATGATCACCATCACCCAGGAACTCGAATCTTTCATCGTGCAACGTGTCGATATGCTGGTGGATCACCGGCCCGCCAAAGACATTCACTGGCACTACCCCGCCTGATCTGGAGAGAGACCATGCAATCAGAAGTCATTGTCGCGCAAATTGTAGGCGGGATCATTGTGGTTGAGGCGATCAAGTACTTGGCTGTCAAGTATATCAAGAAGGCGGACGCGGACTACAAGACGGTTGAGGACTGCGCCCGCTGTCGCAAAGAATGCCAAGAGGTTCGCGATCGACAAGGCAAAGAAGACCGCCGTGTGCGAACCGAGAGCGATAATGACATCGACCGGGCATTGTCGGAGATTCGCGGAATCCTGTTGGTCGTCGCTTTGAAAAGTGGTGTTCCCCCGGAGGAACTGAGAGATCTCACGCGATGACGTGCCACTGCAATAAGTTCAACAAGCCCCGCTGCTGCGTCAAAGACTGTCTGGGCAAAGTGACGGTCGAGCGCGGCTCCAACGGCTGCTACCCATGCCACTGCTACGACGGCCACGAGCGCTGCATCCAGAATGGACAACTGAGAGGAGACCGCCGATGAACATCAAGATTATTCGGAGCGCACACAGCGACCAGGGAACCCGGGGGATCCTCGTGACCCCCAACGGAGAGTTCTGTAAAACCTTCGAACTACCCTGGCGCGACAACCTTCCGAAGCTCTCTTGCATCCCCTGCGGAACTTACGACGTCAAAGCCCGCTACTCACCGAAGTTTGGCACCTGTTACGAGGTGCAGGGTGTACCTGGGAGAAAATACATTCTGATTCACTCGGGAAACCTCGCAGGAGACACCACAAAGGGCTATCGGTCGCACGTTGAGGGCTGCATATTGCTCGGCAAGTATCACGGCCAATTATGCCAGCAGGACGCCGTGCTGTACTCGGGTCTGATCGTGCGGGAGTTCTTCGAGATGATGGGCGGGAAACCTTTTCGACTGACTGTGGAGGACGCAACATGTGGCAATTAATTTTAGGCCCGCTTCTTGGGACCATCGGTGGCATTGCAACGAAGTGGATGGAAGGCAAAGAGAAAAAAGCCGACCGTGCGCATGAGCTTGCCGTCATGGACAAAGAGGCGGAGCTGGCTGATCGTCGCCTGAAGATGGAAGGGGAGTTGAAACGGGAAGAAATGGACGCCGCCTCCTTTTCTGCAAGCTACCAGTTCAATAACGACAATCTGACCCCGGAGCATGTGAAGTTGTCGAAGGGGCAGTTGTGGCTGGCGATCTTCGTCGATGCCCTGAACCGGCTGATCCGCCCGCTGATGACGGTTTGGTATCAGTTCGCCCTGGCCGGCTGCTTTATCTGGGCGGCCCTTCTTTTGCAGCGTCTCGGAGTTGGCGCACTCGACGTTAAAGAAGCACAAGGGATGATGCACGAAATCGTCTATAGCGTCATTGGAACGGCGGAAACGATTTTGCTCTGGTGGTTTGGTATCCGCGGGACCAGCAAGCGCGGCAAGTGAGCCCGCCTAATTACCCTTCAGAAGCCTAAGTAAGGAGCACGGCCAGATGGAGAGACGGACACACATCGAGACGGGAGCCATTCCGGCCATTGCCGCTAGTACTGAGGTCGCGGTCTATACCGACTCCGGGCTGACGGTGCTGGCGACGCTGTACGCCGACGACGAAGTAACGCCGGTTGCCAACCCGGTCATTGTCGACGCCAATGGGGAGTTTCATTATCGGGCGGCGGACGGGATTTATTGGGAGAAGATCGGCACGGAAGCGGCGGCGGAATTGATCATGCGGTCGTATGTTGCCCCTCTTGCCGCCACCGACAAGCTCGAAGTCCGCCTCGCCGGTCAAGCCGCCCGCCTTAACGGTCTGCGTACCGACGCTGGGGCCTCACTGGCTAACCCCTTCACCGTCGCGCAGGCAGGTGGGGTCAATTCATGGGCGGTGCGGGTGCCGACCAAGCGGCAGGTTGATCTTTATCACCAGGAGGGCGCCGCCATCATCGACAGCCCCCGCCTGATTCGACCCGCCGTCGATCATTTCAGCGCCGATCTCACCGGCACCGTGCCGGAATCCTACATGTACGACGTGCGAGTCTTCGCCGAGATCACCGACCCTGGCACGGTCGAAGTACAGCCTAACGGCACCATCGAGGTGACATTCGGCGAGGCAGTCAGCGGCGTCACCTGCGGCGGCAACGGCACCGGCACACTGGAGGCCACCGACGGCACCAGCTATGCCCCCTCGGTCAGCGGCTCAGGCGCTGTCTATACCCTGGCCGCTCCGGTGGCCGGATGGATTGAGGGCGCGGTGGTGACGATCACCATCAAGCCGACCATCGCCGCCGTGGCCGATTCCGCGCAGCTCTATGACGGCCTCGGGTTTTTGCTCGATGTTGCCACCCTTGCCCCCGATGTGCAGGCCCCGGTTGTGACCGGCTTTGTCATCGAAGCGACCAGCGCCGACGCCACTATCGCCATCACCACTTTGACCGCCACCGACGACCGCGCCGTGACCGCCTATCAGGTCAACACCAGCGCCACCCCGCCGGGAGCCGGTGCCGGGACCTGGCAGAGCGCATCGGCGTGGATCTCGGCAGGGTATCCGTCAGGGTTGACCGCTGGCCAGTCGCAGACCATTACCCTCTATGCCTGGGCCAAGGATGCCGCCGGCAACGTCAGCGCGGCACTATCCGATAGCTGTGACGTGGCGATCCCCGCCTATGTCGCCAGTTTCTCGGCCCAGCCGACCCTGACCGCCGCGCTCTATGACGGCGGCGCTTTCGGATTTACCGTCGCAGATTCCGGTTCGCGTAATGTCGATATTGAGGCATGGACCGGCGCGGCCTGGGTGGCCAAGCTCTCCAATGTCGCCGCCGGAGCCAAGAGCGTCACCATCGACGGCCTCACCGCTGGCAGCAAGGCGGGGCTCAAGTTCCGCGTCAGCCCGACCGGACTGGCCGAGTGGGTCGAATCTAATGCCATCGCCACCTTCAGCACCGTCGCCCCGACCCTGACCAGCGTCACCCCCGGCGACACCACCAATACCCTCGTTTTCGCCGACCATGCCAACGACACGGCGGACTCGTTCAACATCAAGTGGGGCACGGCCTCTGGTGCTCTCAGTAACACAATTACCGGCGTCACCAGCCCTTATACCCACACGGGCCGCACCAACGGGGTTGAATACTTCTACGCGATGGTGGCCGTCGTGGGCGGGATTGAATCGACGCCGAGCAGCGAGTTGAGCGGGACGCCTGCCCCGTCGGTGACTTATGCCACATTCGACCCGGCAAAAAAAGGCGCCGGAGTTACCCTCAGTAACGGCAATCTTCGCGCGGTCGTTTCAACGAATAACTGGTATTCGGCTCTATTGAATGTAGGAAAAACCACAGGCAAGCGGGTTTTTGCGGTCACTCTAGTTAGTGCGACCAGCAGCCTCGATTGGATGATCGGGATGGGCAAGAGCACGACGCTTTTATCGTCGTATCTGGGCGCAAATAGTGTCTCTATCAGTTGCCGCCCGGCGGAAGGCAAACAATACTTCAATGGAGCGTCTGGTGGCGTCATTTGGCCGGTAAACACTGGAACAGCCGGAATTACTTTTGGTGTCTGTATTGACTTTGATGCTCGAACCATGTCAATCATTGGCTCCGATGGTGTGCACGATACTACCGCGTCGTCGGCTATCGATGGTACGGAAGCGCTGTTTGGCGGGATTGGCATTATCGCGCAGACGGGCTCTTGCACTATAGATATTAACTGCGGTCAGTCGGCAGCGCCTTTTGATATTCCGGCGGGCTACACTTGGGGGATTGAAGCGTGAGACGTTTAATAGCCGCCGTGGCGCTGGTGATGGTTACGGCTTTGGAAGGATTTGCGATGGATCAGGCGGTCAATGTCATCTGTGTCGGCGACTCAATCACCTACGGGTCGTATATTGATCAGGGCGGACTGCCTTACCCCAATCAACTGCTGACGCTGTTAGGCGCTGGCAACACGGTTGTCAACCGGGGGCATCCAGCCTGGACGCTGGCGCAATTGGTTGCGAATTTTTCTACTGATGTCACCGTGGCTCTTTCCTCGACCAAAGAAAATGTCGTCATCCTTTTTGCCGGCACCAATGACCTCTATTTTTCTGCAGACCTACAATCAAACCCGCAACCGATAATTGACGACATGGTTGAATATATTGGCCTCGCTCACGGCGTCGGATCAAAAATCCTCATTGCTACCATGATTCAGCGGGGGAGTGTCGGGGCGGGAAGCATGGCCGGATATTGGTCGGCACGAGAAACCATCAACTCTGCCATTATGTCTGATGCTGTGGATGTCTGGGGCGCCGATGGTATCTGTAATTTTGCCGGGACCGCCAGCCAATTTGAAACTCAATTTACGGGAAATGGACCGTCGGGATGGTACACCGACACTGCGCACCTTACCGGCGCCGCGTTGGCCTATCCGACGGCGGAAGCTTATGCCAAAACGCAGCTGCTCTATCCAGACGCGCCCACTTACACTAACTGGCTCGGTTATGCCCTCGATCCTGCCGGTACCGGGCCACAGGTCGGAAACCACGGGCGGCATGTGTTGGTCCTATCCAACGACCCGGCCGCCAGCTCGGTGCGGGTGGTGCGAGGTGGGGTGAGATATCGGCTGAGAAGGGCGGAGTGATGCCACTACAGGAGGTAGCAGCGTGATTACAATCTCAGGCGGAGGTAGCGGTAGCACAGAGCAACCGGCAAAACCAACCGGCGGTACTTACGGAAAACCTGGTACTCCAACTGGAGGCAGTTATGGGTAAGATCTACATTGACATCCCCGCCGTTGCGCCCTACAAAGTGGCGGTTAAGACAGCGGCGACTGCCTACGCTGCACAGACGGAAATCTTCTATGATCTCTATTCCGGGCTGACACAGGCCGGAGGCAAGGTTGAGATCGACGATGCCGACATTTCCTCGTTGCTCTGGAGCTTCGTCTATTTCGAAGACGCCTATGGACTCAGGGGGGAAGCGCTGATCATCCCGCCATCAGCCGTTGGTGGCGCCACCATCCTCGCCAAGAGCATCGTCGAGCGGGCGGGAATTATTCTCTCCGATGAACCTGCGGTTGGCTGGACCAAGGCGAGCCTTTTGGACGACCTCAACGATGGCCAGCTGGAGCTGGCTACGCGGGTCTACGGCGCTTCGGTGGACACTTATCTGCATACCCTGGTTCCGGGCCCCAATCAGGAGCTTCCTACCGGGTCGTTGCGGCTGCTGCGCCCGATCCGCAACATGGGCGCCAACGGCTCGACCCCTGGCCGCGCTATCGAACTCAAGCCTTTGGGGATCATGGACCGCCTCTATCCCCAGTGGACGTCATTGCCAGGGTCGGGAGAGGTTTTGGCTATCCTTTACAATCCTCAAAATCCTTTGCTGTTCCAGACCTACCCGTCACAGCCTGCCTCGCCGCACCGTGTTGAGTTGGAGCGGTCGATTGTGCCGACTCCTTGCACGATGAATGGCGTTAATGGCTCTTCGGTGGATTCGGTGATTTCGGTCTCGGACGCCTGGACGGAAACGCTTTTGGCTTTTGTTCTCGGTCGGGCCTTCGGGAGAGAAACGACAGAGGCGAGCGCCGGTAAGAGCGCCGCCTGGATGGGACGATTCGACGCTGCAACCACGACAGGAGGCTAGAGTGCTGATTGCTCGCATCGACAAATTCCAGGGCCAGGCGCCCGGGATCGCCCCGCAACTGCTGCCGCCAAACGTGGCCCAGTCGAGCATCAATGTCGTGCGGGAGAATGGCAATCTGCGCCCGCTCAAATCTCCGGTCACGGTCAATACCCCGACTAAAGCCGGGACCAAGAAAAGCATCTATCTCTTCGCCAACCTCTACTGGTTTCATTGGACCGAAGAAGTCGACGTCGTCAAAGCCCCGATTCCTTTCGATACCCAGGAGCGTACCATCTTCACCGGGGTCAACGAGCCCAAGGTCACTGATGCTTCGATCGCTCTGGTTGGCGGCACAGATTATCCCATGGCGGCCTACAGCCTGGGGATCCCTGCTCCGACCGTGGCACCAGTGGTGAATTACACCCCGCCTACCTACATCTCCGAAACCCCGAAAGACATTACCGCAGTGAACTGGGCCGCAGGAGAAGTCACCCTGACCAGTACCGCGCATGGCATTCTCGATGGGCAGACCTTCAGTGCCGTCATGCAGGGAACCGGGCTGACGCTTCTCGACAAGAAAACCCTGAGCCTCAGCCGCAAGACAGACGACGCACTGCTGGTTAAGGGCGTCACCACGGTTGCCAATGGCAAGATCACCGCTATCACCAAGGCTAACCCCGCCAAAGTTACCCGGGCCGGTCACGGACTGCGTGACGGGGACGTGCTAAAATTCTCCATCTCGGCCGGTATGGTCGAGCTCCACGATTATGAAGGCGCAATCACGGTCGTCGACGCCAACAACTTCACCCTCGACGGGAAAGACACGACCGCCTACACAACTTTTACCGCGGGAACCTATGAACTGAAAACCCGGGCCACGGTTTATGCCCCAGTTAACATTGTTTCCATCTCGAAGACACGGCCGACCAGTGTTGCTGCCGTCGATCATGGTCTGGTCACCGGGGAACGGGTTTCGCTGTCGGTGGTTGGGATGACGCAGTTGGATGGTTGGACCGGGCAGGTCGTCAAAGGAACGGCGGGTGTGTTTTCGTTGCGGGATCTCGAAGGAGTAATGGTCGACTCGACCCTCTACGACACCTTCGTCTCGGGAACATTCACTCATCTGTGCCGGCTGGAACCGACGGCCGTTGCCGTGGATGCTCAAATTGAAACCACCGTCTATGTCGAAACCTTTCTCCGGCGCTGGAGCGGGATTGATGAAGAAGGCCCCCCAGGCCCGCCCTCGGCCAGCGTCGATATCAACTTCACGTCTGGCGAGTCGGTTGCCCTGACCGGGCTGAACGCGGCCCCTGATACTAAATACAACATCACCCATCGCCGTATCTACCGGCTCAATACCGGCAGCAGCGCCACCGATTTCCAGCTCGTCACCGAACTGGCGATTGCCGTAACCGAATATGATGATGGCACGCTCTCCTCGACCCTCGACGAGGTCCTAACTTCGACCGAATACACCGCACCGCCAACCGATCTCAAAGGGATTCGGGCAATGCCCAATGGATCACTGGTCGGTTTTTCGATGTCGGCCAAGGCGATCTGTTTCTCGGTACCGTATCAGCCGCATGCTTGGCCGACCCGCTTCCGTTTGCATGTCGATTTCGAAACGGTCGGGGTCGAGGTCTTTGGCGGATCGGTCCTGGTGACCACCAAAGGTCAGCCTTACGTCGCTACCGGGGCGCAGCCGGGTTACATGACCATCGACAAGGCCGAGATTGCGCAAGCTTGTGTCAGCAGGCGTGGTATGGCCGATATGGGCGGGGTTATCGCTTATCCCTCTCCTGACGGTCTCATGCTCATAGGCTCAGGAATTGCCAAGAACATTACGGAAAAGATCTACCGCCGGGAAGACTGGCAAGCCCTGCGCCCCAGCACCTTTCTCGCCGCCGCTCACAACGGCCGCTACTACGCCTTCTACGACACCGGCACCGCCACTGGCTGTCTCTCGATTGATATGGAAGACGGCACCATCGACGTGCACAACTACGCTGCTACTGCGGTTCACGTCGATCTTCTGAGCGACGAGCTTTATGCCCAGATCGGCAGCGTCATTCAGAAGTGGGATGCCGGCACCGCCCAGAACATCACCTGGAAAGGGCCACGCATCGATACCCCGACGAAGATCTGCCCCCGGGTTGCTCAGGTCAATGCAAAGACTTACCCTTGTACCCTGAAAGTCTATGCCGATGGCGTGCTGAAGCACACTCAGACCGTTGCCAGTGCTCTCCCGTTTCGGCTGACCGCCGGTTATCGGGCCGACAGTTTCGAAGTGGAAGTTTCAGGAACGGCGGAAGTTGAACAAGTTTCTTTGGCGGAAGCGATGGAGGACCTGGTGCAATGAGCGGCTTCGACTTCTCGAAGATCCGGCAGCTCTCCAATAAACCGACCGACCAGGAGTTAGTGGAGTTCTCCCGGGATATCCGCGCCGCTTTGCTGGAGCTCTACACCTTGTCGCAACAGCTTGGCGCCGTCGAGAGCAGTGTCGCCGATGCCGCTGCAACGGTTGCCGGCCTGGTGGCCGCCGCCGAAGAAGTCACCGTTATCGAATTACCGACCACTCCGACCGGACTATTGGCGACCCCGGACTTTGCCGCCATTGGTTTGTCGTGGGACATCCCTTCGTATCTGGGACATTCTTTCACACAGATCTGGCGGGCGACGACCGACGACTTCACAGCCGCCACCAAGATCGGAACGTCACAGCTCAACGTCTACAACGACGTGCTGCTCTCCACTGAGGTTCTGACGACCTATTACTACTGGGTGCAGCATGTCAATGGCTCCGGGGAAGTCAGTGCCTCCAGTACGGTCTCAGAGACGCCCAACCCCTATTACATGGCGCCACCGACCGACCTCGTAATGGCCAGCGGCAGCGATCACCTCTACCTGACGGAAAGCGGCTCGGTTATCAGCCGGATCTTCTTGTCCTGGGCCGCTTCTCTCTCTTCGTTTGCCTCCGGGTATGAAGTCGAGTATAAGGCGCTCGGAAGCGAGGCTTGGCTGGCGCTGACGTCTACCGAAGTCAGTGCTTATCTGCAGCCGGTACAACCGGGAACCTTCTACGACATACGGGTCCGCGCCAAGAGCCCGTCGGCCAAGAGCGCCTGGCTAACCGGGACGCACATGGCTGTGGGTAAACTCGAACCTCCGCCCGCCCCTGACTACTTCCTGGTGACGACACAGGGCGACGGCACGCGCGAGTTTCGTTGGGAGCTGGCGAATCCACCGGTCGACGTCCGGGTCGGGGGTGGCTTCAAAATCCGCTACAAATCCGGGACCGGCCACGTCTGGGCCGATATGACCGATCTGCATGGCGGGCTGCTCCTGGTTTCGCCCTACGAGGTCAATCAGTTGGGGGCGGGAGAATATACCTTCGCCCTCAAGACGGTTGATTCCACTGGCAACGAAAGCACGGACGCACTTTACATCGTTGCTACCATCGGCAGTCCGCGCCTCTCTGGTGTTTTGGCCGAAGTCTATCCGAGAGACTTGTCCTGGCCGGGAACCTTGACCAATTGCTACATCGAGACCAACGGGGATCTGGCGGCCGACGATCAGAAAGACTGGAGCGACTTCGACACTGACGTGGTCGATTGGGACAACTGGACCGCTTATGCACGCGACCCCTACCTGACGATTATCTACGAGCACCCAGTGATTGATGCCGGCTCGATTGCCAATATCGCTGTCGATATGTCGGTGATCACCAACGGCAGCGTGACCAACGAAATCAGTACGAGCACAGACGATGTCACCTATGGCGCCTGGGCGGTAGCCGGCGGACTGGTCCTGGCCCGCTACATCAAAGCGAGAACAACCGTGACAATTGGCTCAGGAGTCGCTAATATCACGGCAATTACCATCCGTTTGACCGCCGATACCATGATCGAAGACGTTGAAGACCTCGATTCGAGCCTTTTAACCCCAGAAGCGGGGGGTGGTTTCCGAATCCCCCTGACAAAAACATTCCTGATGATTCGCAAAGTCGACGTCGCCTTACAGAATGTCGGCGCCGGCTGCACCTGGGAACTGATCGACAAGTCCATTTCAGGCCCGCATATCAAAGTCTGGGACAGTACCAATACCCTGACCTACCCGCTGATCGACGCCACCATCAAAGGACTGTAAGGAGATTCCCATGGCCCTGCCTACTGACGACCTTACAACCGACCATCTCGACGCCGGAACCGACAGCCCCGCACAGGCGCGCAGTGAACTCTACGCCGCCGTGCTGAAGCTCAAGACGTTACTGGGCGTTCTCGCCACAGAGATTGTGGCTGTTGTTACCACTCACAATTCTGTAACAAATGCACACGCGGCAACATTTTCCGCTACCGCAAACCGCATGATTCTCCGCGATACAAACGGACGCGCAAAAATTGCAGATCCATCTGCCGACGACGACATCGCCACCAAGGGATCTTCCAATACCGCAATAGCGGCTTTGGCCATTGGTGTGAATCAGGCGTGGCAAGATGTTTCCGCTTCGCGAAGTATCGGTACTGAGTACACCAACGATACCGGCCGGCCGATCATGGTATCGGCGGGAGGAGATGCGGTTAACGGGTCCAACTCGTTATATTGCGGTTCGGTTACCGCCAGCATTCGCATTGCTCTTGGCAGCGCTCTTTCGTTTGACGGGACTACGGGAACGAACTTCGTAACGGGAATCATCCCCGCAGGACACAAATACAAGGTCACCGGCTCGGCCAAGACCTTCTGGGTGGAATTGCGCTAGGAGAGAATGATGATGCAGGCGGCCGACATTCGTACTTGTTGGGAGAAAATCAGGCCCGGGCTGGAAGAGCTCAAGGCCGAGATGAAGGCCGATTGGCGACCGGAGGACATCTACTCTCTGGTGCGGATGAAGAAGGCGACCCTCTACATGGACCCCGCCCTCTCTTCCGGGTTTGTCATTCTCTCCCGGATGGAGAATGAGTTTACCGGCGAGCCTTACCTTTTGGTCTTGGCGGCCTGGGCTCCCGGCGAAGAAGTGCGCGACGTCTATTTCCCCCAAATCGAAGCGGTCGCCCACACGGTCGGCGCAAAGTACATCGAATGCTGTTCCCCGAGGCGGGGTTTTGAGCGCACCGGCTGGACCGTGGAACACGTCTGCTACCGAAGGAGCCTGACATGAGCAAGAAAGAGACAGCCGTCGCCGCCACTCCGGAAGAGATTGCGTTGGCCGATATCTCCCGCCAGCAATTCAACCGCTACCAGAAGGTCCTGGCGCCATTTGAAGATGAATTTCTAAGAGAGTCGCGGATCACAGAGGGGGAGAAGCAGCAGATGCACGGCACCATCAATGCCGACGTCAAGCAGGCGGTCGCCACCGAATATCCCGGCGTGACTCCGGCCGGCGGGCGCAATGTACAGACCGCGGCGCGAGACCTGGCGGTGGGCGAGACCAAAGCCATGAGCTCCGCCCAGGCCGCCGGCAACATGCGCGCCGAGAATGCCGACGTTAAGGCGATCATGGATGGCATTCAGATGGGCCGGGGGCAGGCGATCGAAGCGGTGTCCGGTCTTGGAACCGAGGCCGCCTACTCGACCGACAAAGCGATCCGGGATGCCTTCGGTGACCAGCAAGAGCGCAACGACAACGCCGAGCTGATCGGCTCCGCCATGGGCACCATCGCCTACGGCGCTGGCAAGATTACAGCACCGACCACCGCGAAAACCGACGCATCCGGCATTCCGCTTGATGCCTATGGCAATTATCAGTTTGACCCCTGATACAGATAAAGGAGGACGCCGCCATGGGCTTCGGAAGTAGCGTCGTAAAGAAACTCAAGAAGACCTTCATCCCCTCAAGCACCAAGCTGTCCTGGAACAATATCGAGGACAACTGGAACCCTTTTGTCGGTGGTCCTTCTGCCGGCGCCAAAGAACAGTTTGAAAAGATCTCTGGAGGTAAAAGCCAGAGCGAGGTCATTGACAAAACTATTGGCAGAAACAAGGGAATTACAGGAGTAACTACCGGAGGGCTGGCGCAAATCTACCGTAGCCAGTGGGCCGACTATCGCAAGCGTTTTGCCCCCCTGGAAAACGAGCTGATCGATACCTATCGCAATCGGGCGGTGCACGACAAGGCGATTGAGGCGGGCGCACAACAGGCCGCTATCTCTGCCGACGGCGCCGAAGAGTCTTACGACCGCAATGTGCAGCGCTTCGGGGTGGACACCGAACAGATGTCGCAGGAAGAAACCGACCGCGCTTTCGATCTGGCCCGCTCCAAAGCCATCGTCGATGCCAAGAACCGCACTCGTCAAGCTTTGGTCGACCGCGATCAGGGCATGCTCTCGGGTGGTATCACCACCGGGGGCGTTCGTAAGGAAGGAGTCGCCACATGAACATCACCGATCTTGGAGCCAATACGCGGCAGGTAGCGATTGCCGGTATGGAGAAGGCACACCGCCTCGGTCTCGACCGCGAACGGGCCAATGAAGAGATGGAGCGGGCCCATGATACAACCCAGAAGTCGATGGCGGGCAGCGGGCTGGCAACGGGCGCAATGATTGGTTCGTCGATTAGCCCCGGGATTGGCACCGTAGTTGGAGCTGTTATTGGTGGAGCGGCCGGCTACTTCGGCGCAGACCTTTTCTAGGAGGATAACATGGCCGACCCCATTGCGCGGGCGATTCAATCTTACGGCGCCCTGAAGAACATTGAGCATCAGGACGCGATCAACGAACGGCAAGAGCAACAGATGGACCGTCAGGATCGTCTCGACGCGATTGCCATGGAAGACCGTGAAAAGGCGGCCGCAATTCAGACCGAGGACCGCGCCTGGCAGAAAAAGCAGCGGGCGGTACAGGAAAAGGAATGGAATCTGAAAGAGCGGGAGCGGGCCAAGGGTGAAGTCAACAAGATCCTGCACTCGGCTCTCCTGGAGGCCAAGGGCGACGAATCCAAGATCAACTGGGGCGCTGTGGCCCCACAACTGAAACCGTACTATGACGCCGAACTGTTGCCGGAAAAGTTCAAGACCGTCTTCGAGCCTGACCGCCTTAATAAAGAACTGGGCGCCACCCGAGGGCTTCTGGATATGATGGCCACTGGTAAACTCGACCACACCAAAGGTTTGATGCTCTTGAATAGCAGCTTCAAGGGCGAGCTCTACGAGCGTGGTAAAAGGAATGGTGCTACTGGCTTCACCCTGGTCGATGCCGTCCCTTCCCCGAACGCCGACGGCTTTATGTTCGAGGCCGAACTGAACTACCCCAAAGGTTCTCGCCGCGCTCCCCTGACGGTCAATGCCGGAACCGAGGATCAGGGCGACAACGAAGTGAAGAATTTCCGCCTGGAGCATGAGGTCGCCCCCTATGTCGTTTCGAAGTACCGGGCGCTGAAAGGGATCGAGGCCTACCTGCAGTCGGAAGGGGTGATCAAACCTAAAACCGAAAAGGGACGCAAGGTTATTGAAGTCGGAGATCCTGGCGCCAAGGAACTTGTCTACGCCGATACTGGCAAAAGAGTGCGGGCGCTGCCCCAGGGCCCCGGAGTAGTCAAGGACAACTCCGATTCGTCCAGTGGGCTCAAGCCCAATGAAGAGCGACAGATCCGCGGCGAAGTGCGCAAGATCCTGCAGTTCAATTTCATCGCCGACTATTTCAGCGCCGCCGACATTGAGACGAAGAAGAAGCTGGTGGCGACGATCCCGGGCGCTTCAGTAAATCCCGAGACCGGCAAGATTGTCACCGATCCCAAATTCAACGTGCAATGGGATAGGGTCATTGCCGCCTTACCTCCCGAGGCACAGAAACAGTACAACCGTTCCGAGCAGTATGCCGGCCTGATGATTGGTCAGGGGCGCATGCTGGGCAATCCTGCCGGCATTGCCACTGAGGCAATCAGTAAAGCCTCTCTTGCCGAAGCCCCGGGTCAACAACAGGCGATTCCGAGCCAGCCGGCACCACCAAGCAAGCCACCTTTTGATGTCGCCATTACCGAGGCCCGGGCCAAGCTCGCAAAGCGTCCGGACATGAAACAAGAGATCATGCGCAGAATCGATGCGATCTATGGCCAAGGCGCTTCGCAAAACATCTAGGATGGAGTGACACCCTATGGGCATGTTCGATGATATTCCCGATGAGCCTACCGTCAGCTCTTCGCAACCCGCATCCTCTCAAACGATGTCGAGCGGGCTCTTCGATGACATCCCCGACGTTCCTGAAGTTGAAGATGCGCCAACGTCTGCAGACGGTTCGACCATGGGCGATTTCTTCCGCGACCTTCCCAATGCCGCTATCCGTACCGCGCAAAGTATTCCTGTTGGCGTCCGTAAGACAGCGGGCGCCATTGGCGTCTTAGGGGCTGACCTTGGCCTTCGTCCTGGTGATTCCGGAGGCGAAGACGGCCCCGTCGTAATGACCCCCGAAGAATCCCGTCAAGAGCTTCGCCAGGCTGACGCCGAGTCGCAACAACTGCAGAGGGATTATCCGACCAAGACAGAGCTGGGCGGGTTGGTGGCTGGTGCTGGCGAGTCTATCGCCTATATGGCGCCGATGCTGCCCGCAGGACCCGGAGCGGCCGTGGCCGGCATGGCGGGACGAACCGCGATCGATACCTACGGCGAAGCCCGAGAGCTGGAAGGGAAGTCGGTTCAAAACGCTGGGATCGAGGCGGTCGTTTCCGGGACGGCCGAAGGCGCGCTGGAAATGGCGCCGACCGCCATGTTGTTCGATCTCTTCGGCAAGTCGGCCAATAAGTCTTTGGCCGGCAAGCTGGTCAAGTACTTTGCCGCCGAACAGGTTACCGAAGTTCCGACCACCTTAATTCAAAACGCCGCCGACATCTACACCTCGAACGATCCCCAGGCAGAAGAGAAGGCGATGCAGTATGCCCTCGACTACCGGGATTCGATTCTCGGAGGCTTTGCCGAGACTCCGGACATTACGGTCGATGGCCGCAAGTACAACGCCTACAACGATATGGTCCAGACGATGAAGCAGACCGCAGTTCAGGCGGGCCTCATGGGAGCCCCTGCGGCCGGTCTGAGGGGCGTTCATAAGCTGGCCATAGGAGAGGCAGGGCGGGCGCAGGAGCGGGTTGACAAAGAGGCCTACGACGCTCTCAGTAAGCCTGACCGCAAGCAGTACGACGCTGCCGTGGAAGAGCAAGCGGCTGGCCGCAGTCTGAACCGGATGTTTGGCCGCTCGAACGAAATTGAACGCCGCGACATCGACCTCCTCAATCCCGAGGCAGAGTTCGACGTCGAGGCCTACCTTAGAGGAGAGCAAAATGATCTGTCAGAATCCGAACTGCCGCTGTCTGGGAACGAGACCGGGACGCCTCTGCAAGAAGTGCGGACACAAACAGCCGGCGTAGACTCGCCTGTTGTTCCTCCCGTTCCTATTCCTCCGGTGGAATTAGTAGCACCTCAGACTTCCCCAATGCCCCTACAGCCGGCGATCGTACCCTGGCAGATGGCAGTGCCGCCCCCCGCAGAAGAGATTGCCCCAGAAGTCTTGCCCACTCAGACTCAACCCCTACAGGAGGAACCTACCAATGCGATGCCCACGGTGTCAGGAGCTAGTGAAGCGGGGCAGTCGATGCCCGAATTGCGGGAAGGTGGTTCGACCATAGGCGAAGCGACCGACGCCGAAGGAAACGAAACGGTTTTCGTTACACAACCCGGACCGCGCCTTCGTCCTGCCACTGAAGAAGAGATTGAAGAGTTTGCGGAATTGATGCGCGAAGCTGGCGTCAAGGAAGGGTCCGACTCTTGGAATAAGATGCTTGCCAGCAAGACTAACGGCATCAAGATCCGAGCGATCGACCCTCTCAGTGGCTACCAGGGCCGCTCCGAGTTTGGGCTGGCTCTGCCGAAGATCTGGGAGAGGCATGTTGAAGGGGTCCCAGTTACCATCACTGAGTTCGACATTGTTAATCTCGGCGGACTAAACGAGAATATCGGAGAGCCGGAAGCGAATAAGGTTCTGACGGACATCTACAAGATCTTCTCCGATACTCTCGTCTCTTTCGGGATCAAGGACGCGCAGCTCTTTCGCAATGGCGGCGACGAGGGCCAGGCGGTCTCGACCGCGCCGAAAGAACTTCAGGTGCAGGCCGTAGCCGAGGCCAAGAAGAGAATCGACGCCTACGTCAAAGAGAAAGGTCTGGAGAAGACTTTTGGCAAGACTGCCAAAGGCCAACCGAAGAACACGACGGAAATTGGGACCGGGATTTACCACGCAACCGAGTCATTCTCCGACTGGCCGAACTTGCAAGACGCAATCGATGCTGTTAAACTTGGGGTGAACGAAGCAAAGCGAGCAGAGAAAGGGCTAGACGATGGGCGAACAAGCATTGAAAGACCTGGGACTGTTCGAGCTGAAGGACAACCCGCAAGCACTGAAGGCGGAGATGTCCAAGATGCGCCAGGAGCTGGAGTCCCGCCGGCTCAAAACTCCTCGACCAACCTCTACTCAGGTATCCCCCTCCCGGAACTGAAGAAGCTCGCCGGCAATCTCAAAGCGGCCTATCCTCATCTGCTCAACCTCGGCTCCCAAGTCTATCAGGCGGGCCACACTACCCTCGACCAATTCAAGAAGGAAATGCAGCGTGTTTTGGGCGACCTCTACCGGTCGTTCAAGGATGCGATGATCCGCGTCTTCAATGACGTACGTGCCCGCCTGAAGGACGAGCGTGGCGTTGTCGGCAGGGACATCAATGAGCTTCGGAAAGACGAGGCCTCCGCCGATCAGGTCTCTCCCAAGGACATGACCGACGATGATGTCCAAGTTGAAGACACGAGAGAAGCAAGAGTGCTTTTCGTTGGACTAGAATTAAGTAAAGCGAAGCGCCAAATTGAAAACGATCAACTTTGGGAATCAACGGTCGATAAGCTTCGTTATCTTTATAGGGTTGTTCCGGACAAAGACCTTCGGGAAAAAATAACGGAGATGGCAAATCTTTATATTAAGGCTTTGGCCCCCGGTAAAACTTTCGGCTCAATCGAAGACAAGGAGCGTGAGGCGGCCAAACAGAGAATTGCAGAGAGGAAGGCAAAAGACGGGGCAACCGAGTCTGTCGACCGCATAATTAAGATACCGAAAAAAAATGAATCTCCTGAGCTGGCAAAGAAGGACGAAGCGGACGCTGACCAAGTTACCCCCAAAAAGATGACCGACGAAGAGCGCAAGGTCATGCACGAACGTCTGTTCGACGAGCAGTACCGTGCCCGCCGGGAAGAGAACGAAGATCAGATTGAGGAGACGGTCGACTTTACCGACGAGGCGCCGATCAAAGACTCCCGCGACTACGAGGACAACTTCTTCCCTTCTGGGAAAGAGTTCTTCCCTTCTCGTTCTTCTGGGGTTCAAGACAAAGCGAAGCAGGCTCAGGTGCGGGAGCTGAAAGATTCGCAGGGCATGCAGATGGCGCAGGACGATGATGCCAAGCTCCGCAAGATCCGGCCGATGACGATGATGGAATCAGAAGTCGTCCGCTCGAACGATGCCCTTGCCTCCGCAGGCCAGAATATTGAGAAGCGCGAAAGGGCGGCCGCCAAGAACAACGCGACCGCCGATGCGTTTCAAGAGAAGTTCTGGCAGGCCCAGAAAGACGCCCTCACCTACGCCGCCAAGGAGCTTGCCCGCAATCCGCTCATGACCACTGCCGAGAAGGGCCGGCAGACGCTGATGCAGATTATCGGCAATGACCTGGCTCAGTTGGCCGAGACGTTCTACGCCGCCGACCTCATTGCCTTCATCGAGAAGAGCAAGAACGGGGGTCAGCTCGCTACCTTAACCGGCTACCCGGACGCCCTCACAGAGCTTCTGGACTACCAGGAAAGGTATTACGCGAGCGATGTCAACCAGACGTCCGAGGAAGCGACCGACGAAGAGGCCGAGAACGCACCCCGCTCTATCGCCGACCGTAAAGCCGTGAATGCTGAGTATGAAGCGGAGCGGAAAGAGGAAGTACAAGAGGAAGATGTCGATACCGTTTCCAAGGAGGAGCTATCCGCTCACAGAGAAAAGCGGGATGCAGAAGAAAAGGCGACCGCGAAGAAGGAGGGCAAGCAGAAAAGAGCTGAACGTTCTTATGCTCGTCAACGGTTCGATAAGGCGGGCCTTGCTCTCTTCAAAAAGAAAGACACTGCCAACCAGCAGTTAATCTCTGAGAACTGGAAGGGCTTTTTCCTGGGGGTCGCCGATCATATTTTCAGCGGTAAGGTCAATGAGCTCAAGGATGTCGATCATGCGCTGATTGCTCACAAGATGGTCGGGACCAAGAAGGTGACGAAGGAGTTCCGCGATCTCTACATGCACGGCGACCGCAGCAAGGCGATTGAAATCGTCAAGGAGATGATGGAGCACTCGATCCTTCTTCTCCCGTTTGAAAAGGAAATGACGTCGGATCTCTACCGCGGCGAAGTAGAGTTGCCGGCCCGGGTGCAGCCGAAAGAGAAGTTCGCTCCGGTCTATACCAAGCACGACGCCTTTATCGACAGTCACTGGGATGCCCTCGACAAGATCCTGAAGGACATTGTCCTCTCCTCTGGAAAGAACCAGGCCGCACCAAAGCACCGTCAGGAATTGCCAGGCGGGCGTCCTGGGGGTCAGGTCTATGTCTGGAGTGTCATGCGGAAAGATTCGCCGCTGAATCTGAGCGAAGCGATGAACCGGCTGTTCGACAAAACAGACTACGACGGCGCAACCCGCCAGAGTATCTTCGACGAGATGCTGCACCGCTCCGGGCTTACCGCCCTCAAAGGATCCACCTACCCCGTCAGTGAGTTCGCCGAATCGAAGTATGCCGAAGGCGCCATGCAGCCGGTCGAACTGAATCCCGTTGACCAGACCGAAGAGACCCGGCTGCGCGAGGTTGCCGGCGTCAAGGTCAATGAAGATGGAAAGTTGTTGAACTATGACTTTGGCAACGACATTATCGACATGATCCGCGACGTTGTCTACTCCGACCTGGGGAACCAGATTGCCGAGGAGCGGGGCTTCCCTTCGAGGGATGCCTACGTCAAACATTTGGCGCAGAGATTCAACACTGGTTGGCCGAAGGTGAAGAACCACAAGGAGTCGGACGCGATCAAGAAGAAGCGTGGTCAGGCCCGGGAACTCTTTTACAAAGAAGACTTGCCACTGATCAAGGCTGCCCGCATGGAGCGCCAGTATCGGGACAAGAATCTACTCGACAAGGATTTCTTCGAGAAGATCGTCGCCTTGGCTCCTGAAGCCGAGATGAGCGCAGAAGAGGCTTACGGTATCTGGATCCGGAGAGGAAACTACGGGGCAATCTATGCTGAGGTCAGGCGGCGGGCGGAAGAGAATCTACAGGCCAAGGCCGACAAGAACTTTGCTGTCCTCAAGGAGCTGCGGAGCAAGGGCGCCCGGGCCATCGCCGAAAGTATCCTGACTCCGGCACAGCAGAAGCAGTACGGCTTGGCACGGTCGTCAATGGAGAAAGGAAAGCCCAACTTCAAAGGGATCGACACCAAGGACCGTTCAGCTCTGGTTGCTGCGTTTCAGATTGAGCAGGACTTGCTGGCCGGCCGCGAAGCTGAACTGGCCGATCTCAAGCTCGATCACGGCTACCCGGTCCAGGCAGAAGACGTCTTTCAGCGGGACCTCGATAACATCTTTGCCGAAGAAGCCAACATCGGCGGACTCAAGGTCGGCAAGTTGCGCAACGAGGCGGCCCAGAAGTTCTACCAGGCGGTCGCCAAAGCGTTCGGCGCCGAGCTGGTTGTCGTCTCTGATCCTTTTTACCGCTCCCGCTACATCGGCTCTACCGAGGGACAGAGCAAGATCGTCGTCAATGTCCAGGAGAGCAAGCAGATTGAAAAGCTCTTCGCTCACGAGCTGTTTCACCATGTTGTCAACCGGGCTGATCCTGCTGCCTACAGGGAGTTTGTGCGGGCGGTGAAGCTTGTGGTCGGGCAAGAGAAGTGGGACGCCGCACAGGCCCGCCTGCTTCGCCCTGATAGCCTTTCCGAGATGAGCATGAGCGAGGCGGTCGACGAAGTGCTGCGCGATCCCAACAATGAAGCACTCGACGAAGAGATGTTGGCCGATCTCTTTACTGAGGTCTTCACTCAGACCGAGTTTTACAACGAGCTGGCCAAGACCATCCCGGGACGGACGATGGCCCAGAAAATCATCGGCCGCCTGGTCAATCTGGTCGCAAAGGTGCTTAAGTCGATTGACGGCAAGGCACGGTGGGGCTACGAAGAGATTCAGTTGCTCGGTCCTTCCCAGATGTCTCAGATTCTTTCTCTGGTTTCCGATCTCATGTCGTCCCTCGGGGGGGAGAAATATTCAGGCGAGCGCTACTTCATGCGGCTGCCGGAGAAGGGCGAAGCGGTTCCTCTGCCGTTCACCGGCCCGCTCGGCATGCCCAAGTGGTCGGATATCTTTCCCAAGGGAAGTAAAGCCCATACCGTCATTCTCGACGCCATTGAGCAACTGGCCAAAGATTCAAAGAAAGCCCTGGGCCGACTGGCCCGAGTGATCATGGCCGACGTCGGGGCCGAGAAGAAGGTGCAGGATCTTGCCTATGCCCTGGCCTACACCGCCAATCAAAAGCTCGACTTTCTGGAAGCGACCGTTCTTGACAAACACAAGGACACCTTCGACAACTGGGTGGGTGAACGGATTCAGAAGGTCAAGGCTCAGGCCGATGCCGATCTCAAGGCGGGCAAGCTGAAACAGAGCTCCTATGACAAGGTCATGGAGGCCAATAAGCGCGAGTTCTACTTCGAATCGATGCACGACGACTTCGTCCGCCGGCCGGATCCGAACCGCATTCGTCAATACCCTCAGACGGTCCGGGACGCCTTCGCCGACTTTAAGGAAGTGGCTGACGACATCCACGCCGAACTGGTCAAGCTCGATCCGGAGATGGCCGAGCAATACCGGGAAACCCATCAGCTGCAGACGATCCGCTGGCAGAGCAAGGGGGCCCTTCCCTTTGACGACAGCTTTGCCTCTCTCTCCGCGCGGTCGAAGCTGGAAGGCGACAAGAACTTTCTCAAGACCAAAGACACCGAGCGGACCACCGCCGAGATCCGCAAGGACGGTTTCGAGTACGACACCATCCATCCGCTTCAGATGGCGCGCAACTACATCCATGACGCCTACAAGCTCATCGCTTTCCGGGAGATGATTCAGAACGCCTACCAGACCGATGTTGAGTTTGAGGTCCTGGGGAAAGACGGCAAGCGCACCACCGTCAAGAAAGAAGCCGCCAAGATTTTCGCCAACACCTTCCAGGCTAACAAAGAAGGCTATCGCCCGGTCAACGACAACGCCACTCAGATCCTCATGGGACTGAATGGCGGCATTGGTTACCGGGTCAAAACCGACCAGGGCTATCTGCGGGAAGACGGCGTTGAGATGGTCTTCGGGACGGAACATGAAGCCAACCAGAAAGCGATCTCGCACCGTCAACTCTTTGGCGGAGCTGCAAAGGTCGAAGCACAGCGCGGACAGAAGAAGGTGACCGAAGGACCCGGTTTCGTTGTCACGCATATCGGCAAGAATGGCGAACGAATCACCGGGAAGCGCTTTGACGCCGCCGCTGCCGCCCGCGAATATGCCGACAGTCTTGGTGAAGGGTACTTGGTGGAAAAGGAACTGATCGGCGCCGACTCGGTGCCGGTGGCGCGCATCTACTTCCACCCCGACCTGGCCCGGATGATCAACCGATTGACGGCAACCAACCATCTTCTTTCAGGATCCACTGGGAAGTATTTCGGGCGGCCGTTCATGGCGGTAAAGAACTACATGACCAAAATGGTCTTTGCGGTCTC